TTTTAATTTCCAGAAAATGATCTTATTTGGATCAGATTCCTTATTGACATCAATAACTCGATATAATATTTCAAATGGAAATTTATGATCTAACATAAAGTTGTAATCACAAGAATTACAATGACAATAATATCGATAAACTAGTCTATCATTTTCTATGAACTTAGAGAAAAATTTCTCATTAAAATCAAATGGTTCATTACAATAAGGACAAATATCTAAGTCATGTATTGTTTCTGAAATAATAAATCCTTCATGCATATTATCTAATATTTTATGTACATCATAAGAAACTTCAACATCAGTATGGAAACATGCATGTATATCAAATCGAAAAACAGTATCACATCTTTGACAATTAAATTTAATGACAATATGAGGCTCTTCTATTATTATTTCTGAATAAGTTACTTGAGCCTTACATATTGGACAATTAGTAACTTTGTAATTTTCTATCAATTTTGATCATTTCCTAAATTGGTAAAATCGATTTATCACCTAAATCGATCTCTAACTAATCAATTATCCTTTCCTTCTTGATCATAGGTTATTGTTGAAACAGATGAAATAGAGTAAGAATAATCATATTCACATTTTTTACATTTATAAAGAAAGAATACTACATCATTTCCATAATAATCTTGTGCAGTATAAGAATAAATTTCATCATTATCAAATCCACAAATAGGACATTTAACTTTCATGATGGATCACTAAATGATCATTTTCCTAATTTTCTAATTCAGAAAACTCAGTTTTTAATTCTTCAATTATAGCTTGACATATTAAATATTTCATTTTGATTAACAATAACTCTCTATCTATGTTCATTTTGATCACCATATAATTAAAAAAAAAAATAGAAACGATCATACAACATTAGATTTATTTTCTTTAGTTACATTCATAAATTCACTAAGTATTTCCTGAAATTCTGGATCATGCGAAGATTCTATAAAACAATTACGAATTATATAGTAAATTAGAAATAAAGAACTATCTAAGTTTACTGAAATATCTTTTATAAATTTAGGATCTAACTCTTTTACAAAATCTGAATTTTGCATAAATGCTTCTATTAGATGTATAGAAGAACTTACCATTGAAAGCTTTGTTTTTATTTTAAGATAAGTTATTAGACGATCATCATTTTCATCTTCTTGAACTGATTGCATTGCTGATTCAAACAAACTTAGAGCAGTATTTGTTACATTTTCCATTCATACATCACCTTATCAAATTGATTTATTTCCTAAATCAACTTGATCATGAATTGGTTTAATAAATAAACCTTGATAAAATTTAAACAATAGATCATTGTCCTTTTCCTTTTCCTTTTCCTTTTCCTTTTCCTTCTTTTCCTGTTTAAACAATATCTTGATTGATTTCCTAATTTCCTTTTCTAACATAGGATTAACAACATATCTATTTCCTATTTTCCTAACTAACTCTGTAAGATCAGATTTTCCTAAAGTTCTTTTAAGAACTTTATCATTTAGATAGATCACAATTTCCTTATTTCCTGACATAAAAATAAACTTCATAATGAACACCTAATGAATGTGAAAATAAAATTAAAAAAAATGATTAAATTTTTAACTGATATGTATAATAACAAATAACTTTATTATTGCTATACTGAATAAACAAATTACAGTTTGAACATTCATCTATGCTTTTTTCTAATTTATCTTTTTTACAATAAACTTTTAGCATTACATCAGTAGTTTCTTTTTTCATGACTAAAAATTTTGAAAATTCTAGTTTTTGATTTAATGTTTTTGATGTATCAAGACTTAGATTAAAGTCATTTAGATTTGGTAAAACGAATTGATAGTATATTTGATCAAGTATTTCCTTAATTTTGTTATCTAGTTTTATGTTATCTTTCCAACTTTTATTTAGTATATCTTTTACTGAGAAATCTACGATGAAATCTTTTTTCCTTACTCTTAAAATAAATGCTGACTTAAATGGATAGGCATTAATCTTATAATCATTTACATAAATACCTTGTTCTTGAAAAATACGATTCAAAAATGCATATCTATCGAAAATATTTAATTCATTCATAATTTTGTCTATTTTTCCTAATTTCCTTATGTTTTGAGAATTTAACATTATTTTGTTTTCCATTTTTGATCACATCTTTCTAACATAATTTTAATCATAAACAAAAAAAAAGATACGTTTATTGTTCCAGAAAACCGACAACAATTCCAGATGTCTTGAACTCTGGGTGCAGAACAATAGCTTTTAGTAGTTCAGCAAGAATAGAACCAGAACTACGTAAATATTTAGCATATTCTTTTCCTGACTTTTTAGTTGGTTCTTTAGAAAGTATTTCCGAAAGCCCCAAGTTTATCATAATCTGTTCAAAGTCTGTTTTTTGTAAAATAATATAACGTTCTGTAGAAGGATTTATTCGTATCGTTAGAAGATCAGAACGAACTGTTTCCGTCGGTCTTGCTTGGAATTGTTGGTTTCCGATTATTACGGTCATTTTTTATCCGATAGGAATGAGATTATATCAGTTTATAAACTTTTCTCTTATTTTCCCAATTTCCTAGAGAAACAAATGGTTTTTCCTATTTCCTTTTTTTAAAAATCCTATCGTTTCTAAATAGGCAATAGGCAATAGGCAATAGGCAATAAGACAATACAATAAGTAAGTAAGAGAATAGAAAATAGGCAATAGAGAATAGAGAATAGGCAATAGGCATTAAGCAATACCATGCCATAGAACAAAACAAAAAGAAAAGGAAAAAAAAGATAGGAAACGATACCATTACGAAACCCTTATCAAATGTCTTCCACATCTTAGGCATAAAATAACGCTTTCTTCTCCAATCTTTATGTCTTCGTAATGGCAAGATCTCATTCCGATACATTCCTTGCATTCAAATTTCAATATATCACCTTCCTTTTTTTCCAAATTAAAAACTGCTTTAATTCTATTTAAAATTTACTAAAAAAAAAAGAATAGATTTTAAAGTCTAAAGTCTAGTTTATGGTTTTTGCTAACTAGAGCAAGAATATTTATTAACTCTTCTTTTGGGATTTCTATGTTTCCATCGTTTTTTAGCTTTATAGGTATCTGAGTTTTTCCATCTATAATTATGATCATCATTGTTCAATCTCAATCTTATTCTTTAAAAATTTTATGTATCGATTGATAATATTTAGCTAAGCAATTTTTAAAAAATCATGTTTTTTTATGTAACTAATATTAGTTGATCGTTCACATAAACATGCAACAAAATATCATAATAATACGTATTATAATACATCGAAGGCTTGGTATTTAAAAGGGAAGGTAAAGAAATAATACACAATTATTTAAAAAAATAAGGTAAACTATAATACGATTGGAAATGGTATTCGGAAAGAATAACAATAACAAGTTTGGTGGTAGGAATCGGTTATCTAAGTCTGATAAAATTAACAGACTAATAAAGGAAGTAGAAAATAAAGTAAGGAAAAGGAAAGAAAAAAAGACATATCTGATTCAAGCAGATATGTCTGATTTGACATATAAAACATTAAAGACAAAAAACGGTAAAACGTATAAAGGTGAGAGAGTCATATCTTGGCAAAATGATGTAAATAGATACATTAAACTAGGAGTCACAACAAATGTGTTTAAAACATATTTTACTGTAATGAAAACAAACTCAAAGGGAGAGACGAAAGAACTATGGAGTCAGATATTACAGAATGTGCTAAAATTCGATGATAGAAATGTTGTTATCGTGGATTCGTCTGTAAAATTCTCTGATACATTTGTTACGATAAAAGAGCATAAGAAATCTACTAAAGAGCCTCACATAGTATTTGCAGAAAATAGAATAGGATTGCTAAAAAGAACGTTTATTTATCCAAATTTGAAAATCATAAGAAAAAGTAGTTATAACGAAGCATATCAAATCGTTAGTCATCTAGCAAAAATATGCGAACAATATCTGAATGCTGAAAACGAGATAGAAGAATTTAGATCGGATTTGAAGTATCCGAAATATGTTCTGGATTATGTGAAGTATCTTGAAATCAAAAAAGGAAAAATAGCAATACCAATACGGAACTGAATATCACATTTGATTATTTATTTTCTGAATAATACGCATAGGTATTATGAGTTTTGTTTTTGTATTATGATTTTCAAATGTAATACGCATGTATTATGCTCTGTATTATGCTTTTTGAGATTGGAAATTTAAAATTCAAGATCAGAGAGAAGAGAAGAGATACACCAGACATTATTCCTAAAGATAAATCCCCTAAGTTTCTATGGTTCATTATAGAATAATGAGTAGATAATCATAATTTCTCATTTCAAAAATTAAATATAATCTTAATAATATTCCTAAGTATAAATTTCTTACAATTATATTTGCTTTAATTTCAAAAGAATTCATAGAACTACAGACATCACTAGTACAATACTCTACTATTCCAGAGATTTTGGTTATTCCTAGAGTCTCTTTATAGATTAAGAAATTTAATTAGAACTTAGATCATTTTTCATACAAAGTCTTTAATTTTAAAACATGAGATATAGCAAATTAAATCGATTTAGGTGATAAATCGATCTTTCAGATCCATGTTTCTTAGATCCCTCTGAATATAGGATTTCTAATGTTCCTTCTAGGTCTACCCATAGATATGATCTTACCAGTATCATTTGATGAAACAATATTACTTTCTTTAAGAGCTAACATAGTAGCATCTACTAGATCTTCTCCTGATTTCTTAGTCCAAGTATAAGTTCTAAGTTCATAGATCAAATCATAGAAGTCTTGATGATCTGGTATTCTTACATATCCTTTAACAAATAGATCCCTTAGACGACTTTGCATTATTTGTTTCTCTTTATTAAAAGCAATTTCAAATACAGGTAATCCCATAGCTTTCAATCTTTGATTCTCTCCTTTATATGAAGCATCAGAATAAATGACATTAACTTTGTACTGATTACATTTCTCTTTAATGATCTTGTTAATTATATCAAAGTCTGTTTCAGACCATTTATAGCATTCTAAACAATAATATCTCTCTCCATCTGTTTGAAATATAACAACAGCAGTAGGATCACTCCATCCAAAGTCTATACCCATTACAGTTTTCCATTCAGGATTATAATTAAACTTCTTAATACCTCTAGTTGCATTAACCATTGCATCTCTAGGGATCAGTACACCTGTAAGAGGAAATGGTCTACCTTCCCAAAAGATCTTAAACATTTCTTCAGGTAATCTAGACTTTGCTTCTGCTAATTGTGATTGTAATTTAGGACATTCAGATGCACTCCAAGTCCAGATCTCCCATATTGTCTTTTCTCCTCTCTTCATTTTAGCCTCTTCTTCTTCAAATGTTTTAACAAATAAAGAATCATATTGTGTAGGAGTACCTGACCATATAATTATACCATCATGAGCACCTATGATCCTATAACAGTCATTTAATTGGAAGTCATCTACTAATGCTGCTTCATCTACAATTACAAGATCTCCATGTTGTCCTTGTATAGATGTTAAAGAACTAGATAATGCTTTGATAGAAGATCCATCTCTAAATACTGTATCTGATTGTCTAAATTCAGCATACATACCTTTTAAGATATCATTGTTTACTATTGCATCTCTAATGTACTTATAGACATTCCTTGCTTGTGCTAAAGATCCAGATAATATTATTACGTCTTTAGGATCTTTCTCTACAACTGATAGAACACAAGTAAAGTATAATGCAGTACCAGCTAATAATTGTGTTTTACCAGTACCACTAGCACTTAGTATTAGAACTCTCTTATGTTCTTTATAATGTCTCCATATCTTCATGAACTTAGATTGATACTCATATGGATCAAATTTGAAAATATCTCTAAAGAACTCATCAGGAAATTGATACCATGACATTATCTGTAAAGATTTACTTACAACACTCATTGTTCTTCTGATCTACCTTCCCATCTATCTCTAAACATTTTAATATATTCAGGTGGAAAATCTCTAATACAGAACATTATTTTATCAAAGATCTCTTCTTCTGTCAATACACCTTTAGTTACTTGATCAGAGAACTTTAACAATAATTCGATAGATTTGTTTGTATTTGTAATAAGATCTCCTAATTGTCTTAATGCACTAGGAGACTTAGATCTAGACCATTCACTCCATACTTGTTCTAATCCTTCTGATGTCATTTGTAAATTCCTATTTAATTGCTTAATAGCAATAATAGTAGATTGGATCTCTTTTTTGATCATCTTCTCTCTTTCTTTATTAGATTCTACTCCTCTTTCAATCATTGCATGTACATGATTCTTACCATGTTCTCTAAGTGAATCATAAGATGGAATTACTTTATCTGGATATTTAGTCTTAAGATGTCTTAGTATCTCTTTATATGTCCATCCAGAAAGAATCAATTGATCTATCTCTTTAACAAATTCAGATCTACATGTATCACAATTTCTCATAGCAACAATATAACAGTAAGATGTTAGTTATAAGCCTTATTTCTCTGATGATCGATTTAGGAGATAAATCGATTTTTGTATATTTTAAAATAAGTCAATGCTACTGAACTTCTTCTAATCCCCATTCTCCATGAGAAGGTTCAGGATAAATAAACTTACGAAGATATACACAATCCCAATAACCCCACTCTTGATTACGTTCCCAACTTGAACCGAATCCAATATAAGATGTTCTTCCACCCATGTTAAGGTTTGCTACTAAATTATAATCTATAAAGTAATAAGTTTTGTCTGAAACAACTCCAATTTCGAAATTATGCCATCCCCAAGTTCTCATAACATTTGTAACTACATAAGTCATACTGTATCTATATACATAGTGTACTATAGAAAAATCTTCATCAACACCTATATGATAAAGTGTAGTTCCATATATTCCCATTCCATGTTTTGTTAATGGTTCGTGCAAAAGATCTATATACTTTATTCCATAAGCAACATTTTCTATATCAATATTCTTTCCAATTCTACTTACTCCTTCTTTATTCTGTGCAGAAAAGCTACCTTCCCATGGCATTTCGTAACCCCGAGACATATTTTCAATATTGTCCCATTTTGAAAAATCAGTTTCAAAACTGTCAAAAAATATGAAAGTATTCTCTCCATTACTAAGTGATGTACTATTTGGATTTCCATAATAAATATAGATAAAAATATCGTTTTCATCTAGACTATCTGGAATTTTAACCCAGAAATCAGCATAATAACCATCCAATTTTCTTTCTATCCAGTAACTTAAAAATGTAACTCCATCTGATCTAGTGAAACGTACATCACTAAAGTCTTCTTTACAATGATAATTAAGGTATACATTTCTATCATTATCAAATCCACTTCCCATAAAAGCCCTGATCATTATTTGATAATTTTCTCCAGCACCATAAGAATGATAAATTCGATGATATTTTCTATAACCATAAACCTGTAACCATTCTCCATCTGGTGGTGGTATTGAAATTTGAATGATTCTATAAGGCATTATCTTACTAAAACTAAGATAATTTCTAGTATATTTCATTGCTGATCACTATGAATAATTTCCTATTGAAACAGAATAAAAATTTAGAAGTTTACTTTTCGATCTTTCTACCATTGCATTTCATCCATCTTCTGCTTAATTCTATCAATCACTTCTTTAGGAGTATCTTCTTTGAAATGAAAGGTAATAGATATAGGATCATATTCTGTACTGAGAATGTAATCAGATAAACTTACTTCTACATCACCTGAATCCATCTTCCTAATGATCTTCTCTTTCTTTAATTCATCATGTATTTTCTTTGTCTTAACAAATGTCCTAGATATTCCCTTACGTTCAAATTTCTTATTCATAATGGTTCACCTGTAAATGGATTTAATAACTTCTTATCTAAAGAATAAACATTCATCCATACTTGTGGACATTTAATATAAGCTACACCACCATATTCAGTCTTTAATTGAAATTCTACTGATAACATATCCTTAAAACCACATGCATCTACTTCTCCATCCCATTTAAAATGTTGCCATGACATTTCTAGTGTACTCCATTCTATAGTACTCACAGGTACTTCATTTGATTTAATAATTACTCTTGTACTTGCTACATGATCACCTGATCCAGACATAAGATCACAACCAACATGAGTAACAATTAGTTTAGTATTTTCGAATTTAGGTTCCCAATAGTCCCACCAAACAGTTTCCCAATCTGTTTGATTTGTATCCAATATAACATATTTTTCACTCATAAGAGGACCTACATCTATTCCTTCTAATCTCTGTACACATACATCATCAACATAAATAGCTTCACCACCTTTAGCACTTAATCTAATTTTAGCCCATCTAGCATTATTAGGTACATCATTTGAATAAATGGTTTTATAGTAATAAGTCCATGTGCTTGGACTAACATTTTCACAGATATTAATAGTTCCTAATGGATTCACATATGGTGCATAGTCATAGAAAATTAGATCTACAGATAAAGTTCCTACTTCAGTTCCATGAGCACATTTAGCAAAGAACCAAGAATGATATCCCCATTCTATATCAATTTGGAAATAGTCTGATTCTAATGTTAAATCATCTCTTAACCATGCAGAATATTGTCCTAATACTCTTTCATCCACGGACATATAAATCATAGATGGATCACTTGGATACCATCTATCTGGGATTAGATCACCATTTGAATCTATTTCAAAGCTAAAATTAGGTACAAGATTTCTACCTGTTTGAGATAGATCTACATCCTTTGGTCCTAATGGTCCTGTTTGATATGGAACTAATGCACTAGACAATAAATTATCTGGTATTGCTTCTTGATCTAATTCATCTACTGTTTTCTTTAGATCTGACAACAAATCATAGAGATCTTTTGTTCTTACTTCTGAGAGATTATATGTAACAACAAGTTTCTGATCTCTGATTGAATAATCTATCTCTTTTAAGATGCATTCTACTTCAGAAATATCCTCAAGTGAGATTGTATACTGATATCCAAGTTCAAAATCATCTATTATATCAAGAGATTGTATTGACTTGACTTCTTTAATAGGTTGAGAAAAATAACCTATAATTTGTTCTGCAACATCATAACATTCTTCAGTAGAGGATAATTCAGGCATATAGAGTAATTTACCTCTTCTTTCACCAAATACATTGATTGAATCTGAATCTTCTAAGAAATAATAATAGTATCCATCTGCAAAGTACATATTATCTATCATTAATCTACCTTCATGATACAAAGGAGATGTAGATAAAGGTCCATATATTATAAATTTAATACTGTTAATTTCAGACCATCTTGGTCTACCAGATGTAATTACTTTATCTCCTTTAGCTCTAACATTAAATCCAAGTTCTACAGAGTACCATCCACATAAGTACTTAGAATAAAGTGGAAATAGATTTTGTATTTTGATTCCAGATAATTCTTTAATGTATTCTATCCAATCATTACTAGTAGTTTCGAATCTAACACCTATTACAGTACCTGATGGTGAAGTCAATGGATTTAATGTAGTATCTACTCCCCAATATAATGCAAAACACAATACACCAAAGAATGATAGATCTAATGGTTCTGGAAATGTAATCCTAGCCCATGGAGTAGTAGTAGATGCATTAGATATTACTGATCTTACTGCATAATCTCCAGCACCATATTTAGGATCAGGTACAGTTACTTCTCCATAATCTAAAACTACCTCTGTATAAACGTCTAATGATCCATTTGATGTCCATAGATCAGTACTCTCTGTATATTCATCATCACTTCCTATTGAATTACCAGTTCCACCTATTACTCTTTGACTATTTATAATCTTAGAACCATCCAGAATATAATCAATTTTAGTAATCTTATCAGTCAAATTAACTGTTCCAGTCCTGTCTCCCCTTCTTCTTGCATATAATATTTTATTATTATCTACCCAGAAATCAAAGTCTATCTTATTGCATACTTCTTTAACTCCTTCCCATAATTGTACTTGATCACCTAAATGATCCCATGTAATAGTTCTTGAATCATAATCTACATAACAATCAGTTAAAATATCTTGATCAATCAAAGGTTGAACTAAATGTTCTATTAGATCACTTGCTATTTCTTGATATTTTACATATCCAAAGTAAGTACCTACTAATGCATCTCCCCAACCATTTGCTTGTATTCTTACGTCTCTAGGTTGTTGTCCTTCTATCGTCTTTTCTATAGTAACAATCTTACCAGAGAAGCATAGATAAGGATCTCTTCCTTCTTGACAAATATGTACATCAATTGTATTACCTATGTCTACTATTGTATCAGGAGGATTTTCTTTAGAAGTTAGACTGTTATAATCAAAGACAATATCACAAGAAAATATACCGTCAGTTATAGGTTTTCTAACTTCACATTCAGTTACTCTAGGACATGATATTTTTCCTCCTACTGTGTATATGTCAATAGAGGAATAGTAAGCATTAATGAAACTCAATTATGATCACTCCTATCAGATCGATTTAGGTGATAAATCGATCTTACGCAGACAATTGATTTAGGTGATAAATCGATCATGTAAGTGCACCTCTTGTTCTAATTGCTCTAACAATGTACTCTGATATCCTACTCATATCTGATTCACTCCTTACATTTACAGGTCCACTAAAATTAATAGATATACTTTTAACAGTAGTTCCAGGAATACCAGAAGCACTGATCATATCATTTGCTTTAGCCAATTTCATAACAGATTCACTAGCATCTTTAGAATCTTTTGCTAAGTTCTTAAATGATTCAACTAATGTAGGTGAATGTCTTCTTTTATTCAGATTATATCCTAGTTTCTCTAATTGTTTGTTAGTGTCTTCTATCATACTTTCAATTTGCCATTTACTAATGAAATATGATACTACTGCAATTAATAAAGTAAGACCAAAAGTAATAGCACTTAATAAAACAAATGTCTTTATGGCTGCAGCATTAAATATCTCAAATCCTATACTTCCTTGTTCTGTTAATTGACCAGATATCAAATTCTTAATACCAGCTATCAAAGACATATTACCTTGTAATTCTAATACCTGAGCAACTCTAGCACTAACAGAGAATAAATCTACAAATCCTCTGATAACTGTAGGGAATGTACCAAATACTAACATTAACCAATTATACCAATTTTGTTCTATTGATTGTGATAATCGATCTTCTGCTAATTTAGTAGCTAATGTAGCTTCCATAACTTCTAATTGTGCATTTCTAAATCCTTTACCAGATGTAATACCAGCATCATAATACTTCTGTAATCTTTCTTGTGCATCTTCTAAACTAACTTGTGCTCTAATAACTTGCATTTGTGCTGATTCTACCTGAAGATATGATTTAGATAATCTAGATAAAGACATCATAGCAAACATAGATCCTAAACCTATCCAGAATAATGTTCTAGAGAAATCCATTAAAGTCATTCCTAAAGCTCCAATACTTCCCATAGCCATTTGTGTAGCTAATCTGTACTTTGTTAATTCTATCTCTGCTTCTTTATGTTTCTGAATACTTTGTACTAATGCAGGTATACCTTCTTTAATAGCTCCTGCATACATTAGAGACTCTGCTGATGTAGATCTCATAGCATTCTGTATTTCTTTTACAGCATCAGTAAATCTCTCTGGACCTGTAGTTTCATAGATCCCTTTTAATAGATCAGCAGGTATTCTAGGACCTGCTCTAGCAAATCCTCTTGATAGTTCTTCAAACACAAGATTAGTATCAATACCACTTTCTTTTAGTTTGTTTAATTGATCATTGAACAATCTAATCTCTTCTTCACTAGGTTTAACAGAAGAAACAATAGAAGTACCTAACTTAGATAAATAATCTAAAGATCTAGCTCTTTCACTAAGTCTTTGTATTGCATTCTCTAATTGCATGTGATATTCTAATGCTTCTTTAAATGCAGGTACACCTTGTCTAATTGCATCTGCATATTCTCTATAAGTTGTTGAAGTAGATGTAAGTAATGGACCTAATTGTCTTACATTTTGAATAAAGTTACTTGGATCTGCTTCAAATAATGCTCTTAATACATCAGATGGGATCTTCATACCTGCTTCTGCAAATCCTCTAGACATTTGATCAAATGCTCTTTGTGTTAGTAATCCTTTATCTCTAAGATCTATCAATTGATCATTAAATTTCTTCATATCTTCTTCACTAGGTTGTAATTGTGAACCAAGTACAGTAGCAGAATTACCAACAGTGATCAAATAAGCAGATGCTAACTTAGATTGTGCATTCAAAGCTCTTAATATAGTATTAACTTTCTTAGTACTTTCAGATAATTGATCAAAATCAATTCCAGCACTCTCAGCAGCATCAGACCATGCAGTTAATAATTTGTGTACTTTGATTGCACTATCTCCAATACGGATCATTCCTTTACCAAGTTGTTCTTGACTCTCAGATGTAAGTAGACTAAAATTCCTAAGATTCTCAAATGTTCTAGTAAGATCATTTAATTTAGCAATAGTTCTATCTGTCTCACCTACTAGCTTTAATTCAATTCCTATTTCTATATCTCCAGGCAATCAGATCACCTTAACCATATTCATTCATAACAAAAATAAAATGATAATTGGATAGATCACAGATCGATTTATCCCCTAAATCGATCTTGATCATTTAAAATCTACTCCTTGAGAATACTCTTGCTCTTGTTTGTTCTGCTCTTAATTTAGCAGTCTCACTAGACTGTTCACTCTTCATTACATGATTAAGCCATATCTTCTGTATATCTGTAAGATTTTCATAGATCATTGCTGTTTGTTCCCATTCAAAGTTTCTAACTTTGAGGAGGTTAAGGAATTCAATAGATCTTTGTCCTTCACTTGTTGTAAAAAACTCTTAATGATCTTACCTTGTTTATCTGATAAAGCTATGATCTTTTCTAAATATGCAGAACTAACAGAACTTAGAATTGTTTGAATAGTTATATCATCACATTTCAAATAGTCTTCATAAGTGATTTTTGGTTCTACTAATAATTGTAAGGCTAACATTCTACCAATCTCTCTACTACGATCATTTTGATCCATTTCATTCCAAGATGGATGTTTCATAGCTAATTTCTCTGCTTCTATTCTATCTTTTGTAGAAGCATTCTTGATCTTTACCCAGACATCTAAAGAATCAATATACAGATCTACTGGTTCATTTGAATGTAATATCTCAGACAGTGTTAAGTATTTCTTTTCAGACATCGATCAATCACCATATCACCAAAGCATATCATGTATTGTTCCTGCAATTGTATTAACATATTGAACTGTAATTGCATCATAATCACTAGGACCAGATGGCTTAGCCTTAAATGGAAATGTTACTTCATATGGTTCAGCTCCTCTAGTAGAATCTCTAAATTCTCCAAGTACAACATTATTTAATGTAATAGTTATAGTTCCTCTATTACTATTGCCTATTTTGATTACAATTGTTCCTTTCTCTCTAGCTAATACATAATTATCAACTAGATCTTCTATATCCTCATCAAGTACAAATTCTCCAGATATCTCCTGTGCACCTTCTCTTATTTCATATGGTAATGGATCTTGTGAAGTACATAAACCAGCATATCTAGCAGATAAATTATTATTGATCTCTAGTCTTACTCTTCTAAGTCTAAGTGTACTAGACTCAAATATGAAACAAGATTCATGATAAGCAAATGGATCAGTTACCCAACTAGAACCTACTGCAATTGTATTCCAATTTCCATAAGAAGGTATATCAGTATCTCTAGCAACAAAATCAACAGTCTGTACTATATCTTGTAAGTTCTCTATTTCTAATTCATATCTATCTACTTTACATCCTTTATAAGTAGCATATATTGTACTAGCACCTCTAAGTCCTTTCTCTACTGAAAAACTAGGTACAGATAAAGTACCAGAAACATTAACAGTATAAGGAGAATTAGCATTTGATGATGCATAACCTAAAGCATAGTACATTAATCTAGGTGATAAGAAATTACCAGAATAAGATCCAGTAACCTCTCTATTAACCCATACATTAGACTTTGCTTGTCTAGATGCACCTATAATATCTTCTTCAACTAAGTTCTCTGTAGTAGTAGCTTCAAATGATAATGGATATGATGCAATACTCCATGAACTAGGTAATGATCCCCATGTACTTTCATGTCCAAATCTTACATATCTCTCTACATATTCACTCATTTCATATCACTCCTATTATTTGCTTTCCTCTCTTGAGGATTAGCATATTATACATTGCCAAGATCTCCACTTGGAGATTACTTGGAAATCTAATTAGGAATAAGATAATCGCAATATTTAAGAGTTCACTATTGTTCTTCTTCTGATTTAAGAGTTAAATATATTTTCTTAACAATCAATTGTAATGAATGTATTTTAGTTGTAAGTTCAAACATAAACTTCTTATTAACTAAGCCAAGAAAGACATCAATATACTTAAAGTATTCCGTTACATAATCATAGACTAAACTTATGAAACTGTATACATTTTTTCTAACATTAGTTGTAATGATTAAGACATTGATAACGATATTAGATATAACTGTGTAAATTAGTTTTATTTCAATTAATATTAAACTCCTCAAACTGTACATGAATGATTGTTCTAAATGTATTTTGTTCAGAATTCTACTAATTAATGTAAAGACATAAGTTATTATGTTTCTAACATTGTGATTAAGTTCTATCACAAAATAGACTAACTCCTTTATGAAATAAGATTGATCAATTGATCTAATAACTAAGTTCCTAATTGAGTAAATCTGTTCTATGATTGTCTGTACTACATTTCTGATGTTAAATACATTAACAATTGAGTTAATGACTTTCATTAAAAGATTGAATAAAGACTCTAATTCCTTTTCAACTAAATTAAATAATCCATAACTAAATCGATTTACCAGGTAAATCGATTCTCTAATATTGTAAGTTTTGATGATAGATTGATATGCTTTGTTTAGATTTGTATGGATTGAATCAATTACTGCATAAATCCATTCAACTATAGAATAAGTAGTGCTTATGATCTGATAGACTGGTAATCCTTCATATATGTTGTAAAGAAATGATATGATGTTTCCAATTATACTTCTAATTGCATAGGCAGAATCTATGATTATCCCAGTAATGTTTCTGACATTGAATAATACTGAAATTGAATTAAGTACTTTATTCAGTAAATTGTAAATAGATAGAACTTCTTTTACAACTAAGTTATAGATGCTATATCCAAATCGATTTATCTGGTAAATCAAATTATTGATATTGTAAGTCTTTACAATTGACAGATATACTCTATTTAGATTTGAATAGATCGAATCCATTATTGCAGAAATAATCTCTACTATAGAGTAAGATGTGCTAATAATCTTGTATATTGGTAATTGTTCGTATATTATGTAAATGAATGAAATTACTTTATCAGTGATGTTCCTGATGCTATAAGATAATTCAGATAGTTGTAATACCTTATTAAGCAATCCATAGACTATTTCTACAGAGTTCTTTACAATATTAGAAATATTATAGCTTAATTCTGTAACATTGAAGACTTTATTGAGAACATTAAAGATTATTTCAATATCATTCTTTATAAGATTAAGGACACTGTAAGGTAGATCTGTAATTTTGGATATTATATTTCTTAAAGAATAATCCAAAGATATACTTGGTAAAATCTTCTCAATTAAGTTGTACAATACAGAGATATTTTGAACAATTAAACCAGCAATTGAATAAATGAAAGATATACCACTGTAAACTAAGTTAATTATTGAATATACACCTAGAACAGAAATATTGTATACCTTATTGAGGACATAATACAAGGAAATTATAGAATTACCAATAATGTTTCTGATCGTATAGGTCTGATCTATTATCTTACTTATGATACTGCCTATAGAATAAACAATTGTAGAGTCAATGATCTTCTCCTCAAATATACCGTAAAGACCTGAGATCAAAGCATATAATCTGTTAATTAAATTGTAAGAAACATCTATTATCTTAGATATCGAATTCCAAATTATATAACTCCAATTAACATTAGCAAAGATCTTTTCTATTGAACTATAAAGCATTATTACTGTTGATTTAACAGTTTCAAATAATTTGTAAGATACATCTAAGATCTTTGATGTAATGTTCTTTATCAGATAATTTCCATATGCTAGATTAACTAGGACATTCCATAAGACAGAATAAATGCTTGTAATAGATGATTGGACAATTCTTATAACATTATACGATACATCTGCAATCTTAGATACAAGATTTCTAATTAAATAAGTACCATACTCTAAATTAACAAATAATCTTTGCATTAATGTGTAAGCAGTATTAATTGAAGACTTAACAATATTAAACAATCCATATGGTATTTCAGTAATCTTATACATGGTATTTCTTATAAAGTAACTTCCATTTACATTAGCAAATATCTTCTGTAATATGTTATGAACACTACTGATAGATGATTTGACAATATTTGAAATATTATAAGATATGTCTTTAATTGCAGATACTAAGTTCCTAATAGTATAATTGCCATATCCTAGGTTAAGGAATACATTCTGTAATACTCCATAAAGACTTGAGATAGAAGATTGAACATAACCAAACATCTTATAGGATAAATCAGTGATCTTAGCTAGAATATTTTTAATTAAATAAGATCCTTCTATAGTCCATGTAGCACCATAAATTGTACCATTATTTCCGTTTCCAGAAGTATCATAAGCAGTATTACCAGATTGTTCATCAAATAAATATTCAGCTACTAAACCATCTTTAATTCTATAACCATAGTAAAGTTTTTTGATTTCATCTTCTGAGAGGGCACGGTTGTAGATGCGAACTTCGTTGATGAGACCATTAAAATTCAGTCCCATAATAATGTTTGCCGTGGGGTCAATCAATCCTGAAAAAGCGACTCCCGTCTGTAACACCCCATTCTTTATTGAGTATACCGTAGTTCCATCCCATACCCATCCAACCTGTATCCATACGTCAGGTGTAAAAGCTATCTGAGTAGCACTTACTGCTGTCCCTTCAGTATTTCTAAGGAATATATACAAATCATTGTAGAAATCTGAAAAATAACTCAAATATCCGTAGGGATAGTCCCAGTAACCAACATCAACTAAAAATCTGTTTACGCCATTAAAAGCAGGAGGTTTAATCCATACTAAAAACGTCATAGCCGAGAAGTTCTTGAGAGACGGTGAATTTGACACTTGAACGTAGTCATCCACTCCGTCGAAGCTTAAAGATGTTCTACCTAATTCTAATTTAGCAATTATCTTCTCGATTATATTATAGAATCCATTTAAAGACACTTCTATTTTATTAAATAGCTTATATGGTAAATCAACCAAGTTACTGATCTTATTTAGAATGTAATAGATCCCTAGTGATATAGAAGTAGAAATATGACCAAATATACCATAGATCCAAATTAATGATAGCTGTAATTTGTTTAAGATAGAATAAGATCCTTCTACTATTCTATTCAATGTATTTCTTATCATGTAAGGAAGTTCTGTAACTTTATACAATAAATTTCTAATTGTAAAGACAGAATCTATAATATCATGAATTATTTGGAATGACCTATAAGTGGATGATAAAATTCTATATGCATATGGAAATTTCCATAGATCTTCTATTTCCTGATCACTTAATGCTCTGTTGTAAATTCTAAATTCATCTATTTTGCCTAAGAAAGAAGAGTTATTGATTCCCATCCAATTTATCCAAGGAATCCTAATAGTATCATTATCCGAATCTACAGGTGTTCCAAATCCAGAATATGTACCAGAAGAAACTAATCCATTTTCATCATACAAGAAATAATCTACTTTACCATCAAACTGATTATAAGAACTTTCTGGAATTATTCTTTGAACAGCAAAATACCATTTATTATTCGATATAGGACTATAGTTCAAAGATTCATATCGTTCCCATCCTAATTGGTCATGCATTTCCCAAACAAGTGAAAGACCTGGAAGGTACATTAGATTAGGTCTCCATTTTCCATAAATCTTCTGACAAGTTTTATCACTATATGCCTTAAACCAGCAAGTAATTGTAGATTCTTTTCCATCCAGCTTTGGATCTGTAGAATTCCGTTCTAAAAGATAATCTAATCCATTTGATTCTATAGATTTGCCTACTCTTCCTTCATCAGATAATATTGGACTTGAAGTTAGTTCTACATCATCAATTAGATAATAGAATGAATTAGTATCTTTAGTTTTGAATCTAAACTCAACATGTACAGAATCCAAGAATGAAATATCATCTAATCTAATGAAATCTACAAATAGATGAACATATTGATTAGTATTGTAACTAACTTCTATTGCAATATAATCAATACTATCTAAGTCTGGAGGTGGACTAGACTCATAGTCCATATTTTCTAAATCAATAACGTAATTCCTAAATAACCATTGTTCTGGTTCAAGATCTTTATAAGCATAATTTCCAGAGGTATCTACAATTTTTAATCTAAGATAATTGAATGTACTCTGATCTTCATAAGTACAGAATGTTATAGAAAGATATCTTCCATTAGAGAGATCTATAGCAGAGCTTGGATCATATTTAATATAATAAGATGAGTCTTTAGTTATATTTCCATATGAGTATATGGAATATGAACCATGAACTGAAATATCTTCAAGTACCATTCCTGGTAAATTAGAACTCCAATCATTTACTGATTCACAATCATTTATAATAGTATAAGATGCACCATCTTCATCTGAAGGTAATTGCAAATAATAACGTTCATCTAAAGTAAATTTCTTTCTAAATAAAGTCCATTCATCTTGATTGAAATTCAGATTCCAATATCTATAATATCCAGCACTGTCTACCAAATATATTCTAGCATAATCGAAATCACTAGACTGTCTATTGCACTTTAGATAAAATGACAGATTCCTTCTTTCTTCCCATATAAATTCTTTGGTATTAGTATTGATCAATGAATAAACATTTCCACTTACAGGTGAAATGATCTCTTCTTTGATAGAATAAGATCCTACCTTTCTATCAGTTGATAGAGATACATTAGTTCCAGACCATGAACTAGTACTTTCACAACTATCAATTACATATGTTTCTGGTCTAAATTCTATTCCATGTATTTGATCATAAACACTTTGATTGTATTCATAATCATCGAATATCAAATATAGAATAAGTCCTCTAATGTTCCAAATGATCTGTATTTCTTTAACAGTCTTCTGGAATGAATTATAAATGAATTCTAATGACTTGTATAATCCAGTTAATACAAAGTGTATTGAAGAGATTGTAACATAGATTATATTTTTAATCGAATAGACAAGTGATTCAGTTGCTTGTACAATATTTTTGATCAAATAGCTAAACGAATTAAGTTTATAGACTAAGTTTCTAACATAATAGGACAGGGATTGAATATTATAAATTTTCATAAATAAATTGTAAGAAAATCGATTTAAGAGATAAATCGAATTTCTAATTGAATAGATAGACGATTGCAATGCACTTACAATATTTCTAACAATGAAACTGAATGAGATCGAATTATAGACTTTATTTAAAATTGTAAATAAGAAAGATGAACCTACACTTACTTTATTAAATAATGAATACAGGAATATGTTAAGTACGAATACCCTACTTAATATTGAATAGAGACTTTGAATACTATTCTGAACATTGTTTCTTACAGTATGGATAGAAGATGAAAGTTTATAGACATTGTTTCTTAAAGTATAGATTGAATTGGAAATATTACCTACTTTATTCCTTACGTTGTATGGTAATGATCCTAGTGAGTATACTTTATTTTTCAAATTATATAGGTGATCAGATGCTTTATAGACAATACTTCTTGTGTTGTATAGATAACTACCCAATGTAAAGACCTTATTTTTAATACTTTGTAATGCAGAACTGAGCTTATAGATCTTATTCTTAAGATAAAATTCTCCATACAGATCTTTACTTACTGTAGTAGCTGTTTGCAGATAATAGAATCCTACTTTAGAGTCAGATGTTTTCCATGCAATTGCAATTATATGTGAATTTTCAAACATTGAACCAGTAAATTCTGTATTGCTATAGATGCTAGCAGAAGTAAGATTAGTTAATGAACTCCAAGAACCATTAGAGTAAACACTATAAAGAAATCTATTATTAGATTGATCACTTATAATACAATAAATCCCAATTAAAGAGTTTGTTACTTTAATACCGTCATAGCCAGTAGATGAAAGTAAAGTATCAGTTCCCCAACCTGATCCATATGTTCTATAAACATATCTAACTTGTGATGAACTATTTTCATATACAAACATTACGTCATTTCCAGAAGCAGTTGCATCAACATAAAGACGTGATTCTGGGTAAGAGCTAGTAACTGTCTCATTACTTTGCCATCCAGTTCCATATAACCATAATCGACCATAAATAGATGAATCTTCTTTACATGAAATAGCATAGACAGAACCATTAGAGAGAGGAACTAAAAGAATTGTATGATCTTGATCTGAACTGCTTATGGTATATGGGAATCCAGTATCATTTGCCCAAGTACCATCTGTATTAGCATTTCTAAATATAACACCAGCATCTTCTACACCATCAGTGAATTTAGTACATCCTATCCATGCATGACCATTTATATCAACTGAAATAGTTTTTACAGTGTAATATGAGGAAGAAGTACCATTGTATACAGTTTGTTCTGATGCAGACCAAGAGATTGTTCCATCACTATTTGGAGTACCTCTTCTATAAATAACATCATATGATGTTTTGTAATATGTATAATGAACATAAGTACCATCAAAGTAAACTGCTGCATATTCATTTGGAACATCAGTACTAATAGTAACTGGAGTACCCCATGAAGAACCATTTGTACTTGAGTTATAGGCAAAATTGCCAGTTGAACTAAAGTAAAATATCCAATATCTACCATTAGCATAAAATGTTTTATTTTGAAATGGTCTTTGTATAGAATAACAAGAAGTAGATGTAATTGTTTCAGTACTGGTTAACCCAGATTCAGATACATTACTATCCCAGAAGAATCCCCATTCATCTATCTGGTCAGATGTAACGAATCCGAGTTCATCAGTACTTTCTGACACACTATTATTTCTCCATGAAGTAAAGTATTAATTCTATTATTTCTCTAAGATCTTTTAAAGTCCAATCTTCTTTCTTTATTTGCTTTAATTCATCTAATCTTCTTCTTTTTCTTACTCTTTCTGATTCTTCTGGAGGTAATTCTATTTCATAACTACTAAGAAGTCTACCAGTACCATATTCATATTCTTCTACTCTGATCCTTTCATTTTCACTCATAATTATCCAACCTTATAATAAATTCCTCCTCCATATAAATCGGTTGTCCTAAGAGCAGGAGTTCCCCAAGGATCTGGTAATGCTGCATATGTGAAACTTCTCCTAATACATGTATATGCATTTGATCCAGATACTCCTAGAAATGGACCTGATCCTAATGCAGTTCCTCTATAAATTGAAAATGCTACACTAGTTGCAAATGAAAACCAGTATAGATTTGTAGAATTAATATAAACATTTAATCCTGTAATAGTCTTAGCACCTGTAGTAGATACACTTACTTCTCCTGCATCTATTATTCTTCTACTAGGTGAAACATTAGAATCAGCATATATTCCTAATCTTGCATTACCAGATCCACTTGTACTTACATAAATTCCTAATCCAGTTATTTTAGTACCAGCATACAATATACATGGAACTGCATATAAGTAATTTGCAGATAATGATGATGTATTATTAATCGAAGTACAGTTATATTGGGCACTATTCCAACGACCTATATTGGATCTTGTTTCATAAAAATATGCTTCTCTAGATCCAACTACAGACATATCTATGCCTTCCTTAATGCAACTAAAGGTCCTATTTGAGAATAAAATGTAGTTGGAGGAGAAGTAATTAAACTTGGTAAAGATCCATATGTATATGCTAATGTCGGTATAGTATAAAGACCAGTAAATCCAGAATCACAACCTAAAAAGTTAACATAAGAACCATAAGATACACTACTTAATGTAACATTTGATGATGGAAATACAACTAAATAATATAGTCCTTTATTTAATTTAATAGTAGTACTGATAGTTTTAACTCCTGTACTTGCAATACTAACTTCTCCAGCATCTATAATTAAACCTCTAGGATCTTTGCTTTTCTCTGCTGCTTTATACACTCCCAATCTAGCATTTCCACTTCCAGCTGTATTTACATTGATCCCTATCTGATCAAACTTCTCTGATTTAGTAACAATAAATGGACAAAATGCTATAGTTCCACCATTGATTGCATAATTAGCAGTAGATCTAGAAATTGCTGTTCCATGGAAATATCTACCAGATTTTCTATAATCAGTAAAGTAAACATCTTCCATATATGGTCTCTTCTTTGATAGTTTATTTGCTAATAATGTTAGTCTAATTATGTTAGATGAATAAGCAATTGTTTGAGGAGATGGAAAAGGATTAGGCAATGCACCATATGTATAACCAGTAGTAATAGCAAAATATGGTTGACCTGCTACAGCAGAAGATCCTAATATATCACCATATGCATCAACATGTCCTGTTATTGCTGGTGCTGCATTGGGTAAAAATGAAATCCAATATAAGTTATCTCTATATAAGAATGCATTAGTAGGTGAAATATTCTTTTCTCCAGTAGATCCAGTATCTACAGCACCAAAATCATATACTAAACCACCAGGAGATATTGATCCTGAATCTCTGTATAATCCTACTCTTAATGATCCAGTTGCAGCAGTAGCTACATTAACATTAACAGTTCCAATTCTACATGTAACTGGTGATATAAAAGGAATAGCTGTTAGTACATTTGCTGTAACAGTATAAGAAGCAGATTCACTTGCAACAGATAGAATTGTTGGTCTAGCTGATGTTTTGAATCTTTCAAATGAGTAATATTCTAGGTATGGTCTAGACATATCAAACACTATTTAGTAACTATTCCATCATAGCCTATTAATGCAGCACTACTGTTTGAATTTTTTACTCTCCATCGATCAGTGTTATTAGCATGTAAGAAATAACCAAACCATCCACCAGATCCATATTGAGTTTCTACATCTATTGAATTAGTATCATCATATCTATTTAATGTAGCATCACTAGCATGTACAATATTATGAATAACAATTTCAGTACCAGATGCTGGTTGAATATCTAAATAAGAACCAGAAGCAATTGACTGAATATCTGCTACAACGTCTCTGACAGCCATTCAAATCCCTCTTCTTTCATTAATATATCTTTGTACTTCTCATATCCCATTTTTTTAAAGACTTGTAATTTATTTGTAATGCTAGTATCATTTGGATTAATTTTTAATTCTGAACAAGCAACATTCCACATAGCCTTATAATCATCTAGATCTACTTCAATTACAGAATATGCTAATAATTCTCCTGCATCATTTCTAATTTCCTTTCGTTCTAATTCTATTATTTTGCCCATATAAGATCACTTAACTAAAATATCAGAGCTTCTTATAATCATTACGCAAGAAGATCACTTATTTCAATGGATGTATGAAGCAATCCTATTTGTAGGATGGTAGTTCACTCCTCAACAATGACAGGAAATACTTCTGTACTTTCTTCATAATTGTCACCAAGAATTCTTAGTTGTCCTTTGTATGTTCCTTCTGTTACATCAAATGCACCTTTAGGTACTTTCCATAATGCAATTGTATGTTTACCATCAAGACTAGAAGAACAAGTAACTCCATCTAAAATTATCGTATTAGGATTCCATACATCGAATACAATTGTATAAGCAGTTACATCTGTATTTTTAATATAAAATCTGAAATAGAAGCCATAATCTCCTTTATGAATCTCAATCATATCAATCAATTCAAGTATTTACTTCTGAACTTATGAATTTTATTCTTTATAATTACAAAGTCCTTAGTAACAAGTGATAATCTTAAAGACATAAATCTCTTCTTAGAACTCATTTAACAACACCATTAATCTATTTATCAAAGAGATCCATATAAAATTTCATGGACAGAAATCGATTTAGGTGATAAATCGATTTACAGCGATATATCGATTTAGGTGATAAATCGATTTTATTCTCTGATCATAGTAGAAAGAAAATTGTATATTTTATTATCATTTATCCATTTAATTGCTTGTTCAATTGTCCATTTATCTCTCTTGAAGATAACATATGATACTCTAGCACCATGTAATGTTCCTTCTCTAGGGAATAAACAAATACCTATAGATACACCATCTGGAATATCTTTGATATATTCTTTAGCTTTAGAAGGTAATTCACATCTAGTAAATTTCTTAATATCATAAAGTTCTATCCTAAATGTATCTCTACCTTTAATATCAATTATTTTGAAAGGATCATAGTAATCACCAGTATTTGGATCTCCTTCACTTAATTTTTCTTCTCCAGGTAATTCTGATTTCTTAAATAAGTAATATCCATCTTCTTTGATAGCAACATATAATCCTTTTAACAGATCTCCTTTAAAATCATAAGAAGAGAAATTATCTGTATCATTAAAGATTGTAACATTACCATGATCTAGATGCTTAACATGAGTTATTATACTACCAACTTTAAGATCTCTTTCTCCAGAAGTGATCCACCATTTGTCTATATCATAGCACATCTTTCTATAAGCCTTAGTACTGTTTGTATCAAGTAAATTATCTGTAAGATTATATTCTGTACCATTTTTAAATCTAATATCCCAATGTGTCTTACCATCTATAGTATGTTCATGATAGACAAATTCAGATCTCTTAAGTTCTTCTTTAATTTCTTCTATCATTAGTTTCTCAATAGTTCTAATATCAGATCCTTTCTCATCTTGTTTTATAATCCACTTACCTTTGATCAGTCCAGATTTGAAATTAAGTTTAATGATCTCAATTTCATTTTCAATCTCTTTATTATAAGATACTCTGCCTTTAGAAATAATTGTATACTTTGCTTGAATCTCTTTATTTGGATTGAATACTGAATCTGGACTTATTAATCCTTCATAATCTAACCATTTAGTAGATACCCTATCAAATTCAAATATAGTAAGTGTATTTTCATATAATAAATTACCATCTACTAAATAAGCCATTACAGAATCAGATTGATCTTTTAAAAGAAGATAATATCTAAATTGAGGCATATTCCTACCAGATTTAGCTCTAGCACCCATCCAAGATACTACTACAAATGAGTATTGAATATCACTAAGTTCTTCTTTCTTATTAGACATATAATCTAACCATTTCTTATATTGTTCTTTGTAATGTTCTTTAGTCCATTCTTCTGGAAAAGGAATTATACCTTCTTTAGGCTTATAGTTCTTCTTCATAGCTCTATCAGATATTGCATAAGGCATTTGATCAGAAGGTATCTTAAAGATCCATATTCTCTCAAATTCTCCTATAGGTTCTTTAGTTTCAGGATCTAATCTCTTAGCTTTTAAAGAAGTAAATGTAATTCTAGTCCAATCTTTAAAGTTCTTTTCTCCTTTAATAAAATACTCTACAAAATATGGTTTTAATGTACCAAATATTACTTTAAAACGATCTAATATTTTCATAGTTCCTTCTTTCTCTACACCAGCACCTACAGTACCTGGTTTAAATTCAAATTCTTCTCCTATCTTTCTATTCTTAAATAACCAAGTAACTGGTTGTACTGCTTTAGTTTCTGATCTATGATTTTCATTTACTTTAAGATCTTTAACATCTGGATCAGATTCTCTATTAAAACCTACAATAGAGAAACCAACTAAATGATCATCAACTAAAAACCTAATATCAAAATGACAAGCATTACCTATACAATGTCTTTCTATTACTCCTTCTGTCTCTTTATTGTCTTTAGGATATTCTAAATATCTAGACTGTAAGATCTCAATCAATTTAGGTGATAAATCGATTTTATTTAAGTCTAGATCATCTTCATATATACTCACTGATCATCATCCTCCTCTACAATTATATCTCCGATATCAAAATCTTTAATTCCATAATAATAAGACTTAAGATATCTACATCTGTAGAAAGATGCTATAGGACATATTATTGGAAACTTAAGATATTCAAATTTAGTAAGTTCTTCATCTCTAGTTCTACCAAATATCCTCTTTAAAAGACAAATATCAAAATCTTCAAAGTAAGGACATAGTTTCAATTTAACGATCTTATTATCTAAATTTAATATTCCTGGTCCAACTTTACTTAATTTTCTAATAGTGTTAAGATTATCTGGTTCTTTCTTATCAGATCTAAATTCTTTGTACTTAGGGAACATCCAAGATATGTATGTCTTACCAGTTCTTTTGTTAATGTATTCTCTAATTCTACCTACAAGTACTTCTATAATATCTCCTCTTTCTCTTTTATCAGAAGTAGCATATGTCCTTCCAATGTAAGAATAATAATTCCCATTATATTCAAAGACTTTATCAAATTTATCTTTAAGTTCTTTAGGAATTAAGAAAACACAATCGTACATATATTCTGGTAATCTCTTATGAGTCTCTTTCTCTTCTTTTGCTATACGATCCCATACCATAACATCTACACTCTTAAGGTTCTTGATCTTTGCTAATAATGGTGATCTATTCTCTCCAGATGTCTTAATAGGATAAGTAGCATTACAAGATCTAAAAAATACTCCTTCACTTCCTTTAAGAGATCTTAACTTATCTACTGCTTCTTTAAATTCTCTTGGATTCTTAGCTATTTCAAACTTAACAACATTAATGAATCTACAATTATCTGGTACAATGTTCTCTAAGATCTCAAATCTTTCACAATATGGTTTTTCAGATAGATCTTCATCATAGTAAATAAGATCATGTGCATGAAAGACTAAACTATTTTCTTGTTCTTCTGTTATCTTTCCAATTGTAAGGAATGCTGTATCTTCTCTAGGTATTTCTTCACAAGAATTCTCTTTAACATCTGCTGATTTAATGATCTTACCTTCTGTACTGTATGCAACACATTCTGCATGAATGGATACATCATGATCTTTGAAGATCTTTGAGAATTCTTCTATTACATTAGGTAATTGATCTGATCTATCTCTCATTTCATCTTCTGTAATGATTTTAACATCTCCATTCTTTAGTATCCAGATCAAAAAACTTCTACCATCATATTTCTTACTACAGTGAATTTTATTTTGAATATACTTAGAAGCCCAATTATTCCAAAGATCTTCATATTGCCAAAATTCATTCTTATTCCATCCAGTCTTTTGTTTAAGTAATCTAAAGATCATTCCAGGTTTAAGTTTTGATAATGATTCATATCTAAATGGACCAAATCCTTTCTTCATTTCATTTTCTGGTACTAAGAAGAATCCATAATTGTATAGGGGAATAGAATATCCTACTTCAGGTCCATTAGGATCAAATACTATATGTAATCTTTCAGATAACCAATTAGGTAATATTCTTTTAATGCTTGCAATTAATCTTGGATCTGGTCTTTGTCTAAATATTAGATCTATATCATGATCAGAAGGAATAGATCCTTCATTTACTATCCTACCAGCTAAATAACAAGAATATGGTTGTCCTTCTACAGGGATATTAGGTGTTTCTTGAAATGCTTCTATTACATCTTCTAATGTAATTGTATCTTTAGAGAATCCTTTGATCGTAGGATATTCAGATATGTTAACTTCTGTAATTTCAGTTAATTTGTCATCTATTTTATAATCATCATAAAGTCCTCTTTTGAATAATTCAATACCTATAAAGATATTAGCATTCATTAAATCTTCAGAAATATGTTCTTTAGCCATATCATGTATTTTTCTATATAAGGCTATTAATTCATCATCACTAAGATCAATAACATATGAAGGATCAATTTCAGATGGATTGATCTCTTCAAAGATCGATTTAGGGGATAAATCGATTTTGTCTTTATCTGAATCTTTCTCTGATATTTTGAATCCTCTTTTGATCATTTCTTTTTCTATTTCTTCTTTTAATTTGTAAATAACTTTCTTTTGTTCTTCTAGAGATAGATCTTTAAATTGATCTGAGTTAAATCTAAGTCCTTTCTCTAATCTAGAGATCCAAGCATGTACAATTCTGTTGTCATCCAATAAGACCTTATCAGGAACTTTAGATGGATCATATGTTTTATAGTTTCTAATTAATTCTACAACTTGATCACAAATAGTTCTGTTAATATGTTTAAGTCCTCTATCTAACATTTCATTAGCTACATAGAAATGAGATCTACAAGCAATATCTCCTAATTCTTTGAAATAAGCATGAGATAAAGTATGTAAGATCTCTAATGATTCATCTGATATCTCCTTAACAAATCCTATAACATCCTCATCTGAATGTGAACATAGATCTTCTAAAATACTCATAGGAAATCCATCTGGAAATAATAGATTAAATTTACTAGTTTCTATACATATTATTTCACTTGAATCAAAAGTAGTCTGATCCATTTTAATCATTTACATTTAAAATCTTTTTGTAAATATAAACGTGTATTATTTGACAAATTGAATAGATTTATTATTTAGAGTAATATAATTCAATTTTAGTGAAGCATTAATGAGTGAACAGAGCATTATATCAGAACTATTAGCAGAGATCAAAGAACTAAGGAATGAATCAGATAGTTCTCAGATGGATGTACATTCATTATCTCATTTTACATTTGAAGAATTACAAGACAAAATAAAGATCAGTGGAATATTAATAGCACCTGGTATTTGGAATGGAGTTGTATATTCTCCAGAAGAACTAAAGAAAATGTATGAAAGAGAGAAAGATACTCTGATTAATATGCCTATTAAAGTAGAACATGAAAAAGATCCAGAATATGGTCCTAAGACAGTAGGGAAAATAGATAATGTAAATTGGGATGATACAATCAAATCAATAGTCTATGAAGCTACAATTACAGATCCTAAAGCGATTGAAGATGTAAAGAATAAGAGATTTACAGCTACATCACTTAAATCTTCAATGATCAGAGTACTTGAAAGAGGAACTCCTAAAGGAAAAGATATTAAACCAATAGACAATTCTTTAACAGAATATCCAGCATGTGCACCTTGTGTTATTACATATTTCCAAGAACTTTCATCTGGATCATCATCTAAGTCATTCTTTGGTATATATCCATCTGATTCAATACAAAAACTTTTAACTAAGAATGAACTATGTAAGGTTGAGGAAACTATGTCTGAAACTAATGATCCACTTGTATATGTACTTCCAGATGAGAATGAACTAAATGATCAACCTGAGATAGAGATCGAACTAGAATCTATGCCATTATCTAAAGCAATTTTAGAGAATAAAAGGATCTTTAAGTATGCTAAACCAGATGGATCTAAAGAGAAAGTAAAGAGAAAGACTGGTTACTATTATTATCCATATTACGAATATCCATATCCTTACTATTACGAATATCCATATCCATATTATTATCCATATTATTACCCTTCTCCTAAGCAAAGAAAGACTAAGAAACTTACAGAAGATGATCTTACAATTGATGATATAGAGATCCTTTCTGAATACAAAGTAATTAAAAATAAGAAAACTGGTAAGTATACTGTCTTTAAAGTTCCATCTGATGGTGGATTATGGAAGATTGTTAAATCATTTGATACTAAGGAAGAAGCAGATAAGTACATAGAAGGCTTATCAGATCTTGCTTCAGAATACAAGATCAAAAAATTGGATAATGGTAAGTTTGGTGTATTTGACAAAGATGATAAGCTATTAAAAGAATTTGATACTGAGGAAGAAGCTAAGAAATATGTTAATGATCTAGAGAAGAAAGAAGGTAAGGAAGAATATCCATCTGTAGAAGAAGAATCTACTAAAGAGGAAAAGAAGGAATCTATAGAGGAAAATACATCTGTACAACCAGTTCAATCAGTAGTACAACCTTCAGAACAAGTACCAGTTAAAGAGGAACATATAGAATCACCTAAGGAAGAGATCAAACCAGTAGAACAACCAGAAGTACAACCTAAAGAAGAGATAAAAGAAGAACCTAAAATAGAATTTGATATTGATCAGATAATTGATGAGACTTCTAAATCTTTAGATAAAGTAGCTGAATTGATCATATTTGGAGAGAAGAAAAGGAGATAGAAATGTCAGAGAATAAAGATCCGATTAAAGAACTTTCTGATATGATTAGAGGTTTATTAATAGAAGTTAACTCTTTAAAATCTGAAATAGAAGAACTAAGATCTAAGGGAACTAATTACAGTAATGAAAATAGTGGAACAGTTCTACATACAGTTAAGAAAATAGAAGAAGTTTCTGATAGAGAATCTTTAGAACTTAGGAAGAGATCAGAAGAAATGTTAGAACAAGCAGCTAATTATGCTATACAAGATTATAGATTAAATCCACCAAAGAATAGAACACCAGGATAGATATTTTTTATTAGGTTATTTTTTTATATTTAGAATGATTAATTAATAAGCTTATTATCATATCTTATATTGAAAAACCCATGAAAGGAATAGAAGAATTAGCTTTAGGTACTGCAGATGTAGCTGCAATTACTCCAAAAGTTATAAGTAAGACTTTAGAGGAAGTAGCTAGAGGTAAAACAATATTTGCTCAGTTCTTTAAACAGAATAGAGATCTTGTAGGTCCTAATACTCCACATGAAATTGTATTTGCAAAGAAAAGTACAGGTATAACTACTTCTTGGGGTGTAAGTCCAGGACAGAGTATAGCTCCTAGTTCATTTGCTTATGATGCTGTAACTATCAGAGTATCTAAAGGTGGAACTAGACTAGAATTTACTAATGAAGCATTAGAAGCTGCAATGAGAGATGTTATTAAAGATCATATCTATGAAGCAGGTTTACAATGGGCTGAACAGATAGATAATGTTGCTAAAACAGTTATGTTAGATATTAAACAAAGAACTGCTTCATTTGAAGGTGGAACTGGTACATTAAGTTATACTGTATCAGCTAGTTATGCACCTATATTAGAAATAATCTCTGTAAATGGTAATACAATAGATAAAGTTGATTACTATGATGGTGTTGTATACTTTAAAGCTACTGCACCTGCATCAACATTTGTCTATACTTATGCTTACAGACCAAATAGCAATACAATGACACTTGAAGTAAAAGCTGCTAAGACAATTTCAGCTTGGGATATGCTACAGGCTAAGAATAAAATAGTAGGAAATAATAGAAATCCAGATTTCTTCCTAATGAATCCAGCTGATCTACCTGGCTTATTATATGATGCTAGCTTAAAGTTCTTAGATAAATCTGCATATGGTAGTTCAGAAGCAATAGTCAATGGTGAAATAGGTAAAGTATTTGGAATGAAGGTAGTAACATCTACAAGAGTACCAGAAGGTGTTGGTATAGCATTAGATTCAAGTAGACTAGGATATGATGTAATAAAGAGAGAACTTAATGGCTATAGAGAAGACAAATATGAATATGATTCTGTCTGGTATCACTTATGGACTGAAAGAGGATTTGGAGTAGTTGATGATCTAGCTGTAGCAATTGTTGTTGGTGGAAGAGCAAATCTATATCCTGCAACTATTACTTAGTACCTAAGAATTTTTTGATAGAGAATGGTAATGCATTTTTGCATTACCTTAAAACTTTCTAATTGTAAGATCAGTTTAGGTGATAAATCAATTTTTGTATCTAGTAATGTTTTTTAATACCAAATATAATTAATAAGATTGTGATGTAATATGCCCATAGCAGAATCAGATTTATTGTTTAAATATACAGCAACTGGTAGTACAACTAACCCTGCATTATCATTAGGTGGAACGTTAGGTACGAATACTATTCCATCTGGTGTAGCAAATAATATATTTGATGATGTTACTGGAGATGAAGCATTAACTGGTAGAGTTGAATATAGAGCTATTGGAATTCATAATACTAAAGCAGGATATACATGGATGAATACTAAAGCATACATTACTGGTTATACAAGATCTGGATCTAACTATGATGTAATTTCATTTGGTACAGAGAGACCTGCTGGAGCTGGAGGAAACCCTGATGGAACTATTCAAACAATTGCTAATGACACAACAGCACCAAGTGGTATTTCATGGGTTGATGAAGGATCTCCCTCTAGTACTGTAACTGTTTCAGGAAAAGATTATACTGGATCTGTAGGTGCAGATGATTGGGCTGGATTCTGGTTAAGAAGATCTGTACCTGCAAGTGCAGCAGCATATAATAATAGATCTTGTACTTTGAGAGTAGAAGGAGAAACATCTGCTAGTCCATATATCTATAGAATAATAACTGACTTTAAGATCTCTTGGGATAGAAATGCATTCAATGTAGAGAAAGTATTTCATGATAAGCAGATAATAGGAAGATGCTAATTGTTTGAAAGGATCAAGTTATTTTTTGGTTATTTACTAAAGGGTACTATTTCTTATGGAATATTGAAACCATGTTATAGATGTGTATATGCTAAAAGTACAGAACCAATTGTTTTTGTATCTGGTAGTACATTAGAAGTAAAATGTATTTTATATCAAAAGAAACCATTGTACGTTAGAAGAGGATCTTGTCTTGGAGTAAAGAATTGTTTTAGATGTTTTGAGAAAATACAAGATCCTTCTATAGATCTACCTTGTGTCTGGTACAAATTCTAAAATCGATTTATCTCCTAAATCGATCGTAGGAGAAATAAGACTTATTTTTGATATGTAAACAATCTTTTTAAATTGAGTCAATTAGATAATAGATGAGGGAAAGAATATGACTTGGATCACTCCTTATGATGTAAGAATCATTAATGGATTGCCTTCTATAGTTACTGATCTTAATTATGCAGATGATGAAACGTTAGAGTATTATATTCAAATAGCTAAGTATTCTATATTACCAGATTTTTCAATTCAGGTTAGAGATGATCAATGTGCTGGAACTATTGATTCTTCTAATACTATTTTCTATACTTCATATAAGCCTATAATCGATCAGAATTTAGATGGAACAATTGATACTGATGATATAGAAGTTTATGTATGGGAAGACTTAGATGATGTACAGACAAAAACAGAGATTGATATAGATTCTATTGATTATTTGAATGGATTCTTTACTACCAAAGATCCTGTAAGTACAGATTATGAAGGTGTTACAGCAGATTATAGATATTCTAACTATGAAGTTAATAGTACTTTATTAAAAACAGCTATTTGTTATTTAGCAGGATATTTGTACTTTACAGCAGAATATATGGAATTACCAACATATGTTAGATTAGGTGCTCATACGTACAAATATGATAATAGTCCTGCTAATAGATGTTGGAATTCATATCTTACAACTATGAGTAGAATTAAATCTAAGTTAATATTGAGAGGATGATCATAATTGTCTGCATCTAGATCTGTCAATAAAATAATATCTAAATGGGGAGAACCAGTAACTGTTAAACCAAGATCTGGTACAATGGATCAATATGGTGGTTTTGAATATTCATATCCAGAAGAAGATTGGTTTGAAACAATAGCATTAGTACATCAATCTGGAGGACTTAGAGAAAATTGGATGATCGTTGGTGTAGAAAATGATATTGATTATATTGCATTATTTTCTTCTAAGTTCAAGGATTCTATTCATCCTAATGATCTAGTTATTTTACATGATGGTACTGAATGTCTAGTAGATACAATTGTTACTAGAGGGAAAAGTGAAATGATAGATTTCTTAGAAGTATTATTGAAGAGGAGAGAAAAATAATGCTATTAATAGGAGATGCTTTAAGAGAAATAGTGCTTAGGGAATTGTACAGAGTAGGAGAATCTATTGCTACTAAAGTACTTGATATTGGTAGAGAAACTTATCCAGAATTAATGGAAGAAAGTGTTGTAAAAAGAGAATTTGATAGAGTTGTTATTGATGTTACACTCTATTCAAAGGAATTAAAGAAAAAGAAACCTATGGTTAAGAAAATAGGTAAGATACAGAAAGGTACTAGGAGATCTAAGATCAAATGTCCTAATCTTAATACTGAATATGCTGCTTGGAGGAATTATTCTAAAGAACATACACCTAAATATCAACAAACAGTAGAGAAAGATCTATTTAACTTAAGCATTAAGGAAGATCTCCTTAGAGGTATTAGTTCTGATTTTGAAGAATTGTTTAAGAGAGCATATGAGGGATTATGATCTATGTTAGGTTCTTTCTCTTTTGATTTCTATGGTATAAAAAGTGAAATAGTAAATGTGATCAGAGATTATGTCTATCCACAGAATACTATAGTAACAGACTCTACAATAGAACTTGATAAGGGAACAATAATAGAAATAGCTCAATCATTTGTACCATTCTCTACAGTAAACAGAGGACAAGATAAGGATAAATTTGAAATATCATTCAGGATGAAAAAGTACAATGATCCTGATCATGACTTTAATATAGAACTTTGTACAGATTCAGATGGATCTCCAAGCAATACTATTTGTTCATCTGTAATTTCATATCAGAATATTTTAAGTGATTTTACTTATGTTAAAGGTACATTTGATCTATTGGATGCTGGAACAGATTATAGACTTGGTACTAGTACAAAGTATTGGATCAAATTATATGCTGAAGAATCTGGAGATGATGACAATTATGTTGTTCTTAGTAAAGATACTGTAGATGTCAATTATCCATTTGGTACTGCAATATGGAAAAATAAAAATGAAAGTACTTGGAATGATCTTAATGCAGATATTAACTTTAAAGCAAGTGTGCCTACATGGATCTATCCAGATTTTCCATATGATGATCTAAGTCTTTATTCTTTCCCTAGAATAGCTGTAGATATAGTAGGTAGACCAGAAATAAGACAACCATGGTTAGATCATAGGATATCTGAATTTGTACTTAATATTGCTGTAGTGATTTATTCTAAGTCTCCTAAGGAGATTGATGATCTTATTTCTATAGTAGATAAAGCTCTATGGAAGGAAAGGATCAATGTACCTAGTCTTAGAATAATACATCCATCTAATATTTCACCTATGGTATCTCCTAGAGAAGATCTATTTACAAGAACTTTGATCTATAAAGCAGTATTCTTCAAAAATGCATTAGCAGATTCAGTATAAGATCGATTTAGGTGATAAATCGTTTTCTAGATTTAAGAACTTTGATCAGATTTATAAAAATAACAAAGTTCCTCATACCATTTAGGATCTTTCCTTCCTAGACTGTCTAATAAAAATGCTATAAATGGACTTACATTATTGGCTATTGCTATAAGGAAAGATTCCCATATGATACCTTTAGCAATAAAATCTTCTATATTATCTTCTTTTGAGATCTCTTGATCATAACTAGGAAGATTACATACAATATTACCATCTTTAACCATGTCTTCTGGAATATAGAAAAAGATAGTATTAGACAAAAGTTCAGATCCTATTACATAGATTGATTCATTTTTAATCTCTATATTCGTCTTGTATCACCTCTACCATCTCTTTCCATAAGAACATTTGCATCCATATCCTATCAAAGTAATTCCGTATAGATGGAGTAGAGAATCTAATCTTTTCAGATAACTTAGATACTAATTCAGCAAAACAATCTATTATATTGTCTTTTTCTTCTAATTCAATAGAAGTGATCTGTGGATAGAATAGTAGATTAATGTACATTCCCCAGAATTCATTTAAGAAATCTTTCTGTATATCATGTGGTAATCTATCATGTAAGGCTATAGGAGATCCAAATGACATATTGTAATTAAATTGATCTAAGATCTTTTTACATACATATCCAGCCCATATGTCATCATATCTACCTAATGGTATTCCATCTATCATTTCATTCATAGGAAATTCATATTGTGCAATTAAGAACTTAGATAGAAATGAAATGTTCTGTAAACACATTGATGTATTGATGTTCTTATCTAAACAGAACTGTAATGGAACAGTATCTTTTCTATTTATTTTTAGATCTGGATAGGCTATTCTTGATATTGCTTCTATATCTGGATCTTGATACCATAGACCAATATGTACACCTACATTACTAGGTTTAAAATCAATAGAATAATCTGTATAAGTCCTAAGATATAATGGAATTCCTCTTACATATACATTAGAACTAATATTTTTCTCTAAGAAATCTAAGAGATTAACATAGCCTCTATTAGGATAAACAAACATAGAATTATCATGTGATCCTAATGATCTAATATGAGATCCAATAAAATCTTCTTCATCTATAGCAAAATTATCTGAATCTACTGCTATAATCATATCAGATCCATCCTGTACAGCTTTTAGAAATCCAATGATCCTTCTTTGATAATTACTTACTTGAAATACAGAACAGTATTGATCATAAGAATCTTTATCAAAAGTCTTCTTGATCCATTTCAACTGATCATTGTAAGTAAAAAGAGTAAAGTTCTCTTCTGGTATTGTTTTAATAAGATCAGATCTAACTCTTTGTATTGGTCTAGCATTAAGATCTCCTACCCAATAGTAATGTACATCATTATGATCATATTTCAATTGATTCTTGTAAATAGAAATAAAGTTCTTAGGTGTTTCTAAAGAAGTAGTAACTATAGCTACTTTCATAATTAATCTATCTCCATTTCTAACATTTCATCTATCATTCTCTTGATCCCATCTTCAATACAAGTAAATCTAATTCTACCTAAGTACTCTAATAATTTAGTAGTATCACAAACAAGATCTCTTACATAATTATATTCAAATGGCTTATTAGAGAACTTAGGTTCTATATCAGTATCTAATACTTGGTTTATTATATCAACTAATTGTAAGTATGTAACAGATGTACCAGTACCAATGTTAAAGATCCCATAAGCAAATCTATCTATTAAACTTAAAATACAATCAACCAGATCATCAATGTAAATAAAGTCTCTAGATTGTTTACCAGAACCCCATATCTCTGGTTGTCTACCTTTGATCATTTCTTTACAGAACTTATACGGTACACTAGCTACATCTCCTTTTAGATATTCTCTAGATCCATATGCTGGAAATATTCTAAGTCCTAATTTAAATGGTATTTCTGGATACATCCAATCCATATTCTCTTCAGTAGCTTTCTCTAATCCATACATACTAGCAGGAGTACTCTTTCTATCTTCTTGATAGCCATTATCATTTTTAATTTCAGAGAATGATCCATAACAAGATGCTGAACTAGCATATACTAAATAAGGGATCTTTCTCTCTTTACAGAATTCTCTTACTCCATAAGATCCTGTTACAGAATTAAAATAATATTTCAATGGATCTTTATCAAAGAACAAAATAGTACAAGGAGAACCAAAGTGAAATACAATATCATAATTATTTTTGATCTTTAATAGGAGTTCTTTACTAAGATCTCCTTCATATATTTCGTTAACTCCTTCAGGTACTGATTCAGGTGTTCCTACAGAGAAATTATCAACTATATCAACTATTGATTCTCTTTTTAATAGTTCCTTTACAAGAGATCCTCCTATAAATCCTGATCCTCCTGTTACTAGACATCTCTTATCCTTCCATCTATACATTTCATTTCATATCTCCTTAATCAATCTCTTGAAATCTCTAATCATCTTATTATAGGATTCTGTCAATACCCAATCCTTTCTATTGAATAGAAAATAAGCAATGAATATGATAATGAATCCAGTTACATAATGATGAGGTATAGGAAATCCATATACACCAGAGAATATTGGATCATTACCAGCATCTAATGCTTGTTCAAATGATCCTAAAAATGCTAACATAAATCCAAACCAAAATAAAGCATGTTTAAGCAATGATTTATTGATCATTCATAATTCCTCTGATAAAGTCTCTAATCTAGAAGATAATAGATCTGCAGCATGTAAGATAGATGTCTCAAGATCATTGCATTCTATAATATTGTCTTCCCATCCACCCATATGAGTAAGAATCATTATTTGGATCTTAACTGGTAAATTCTTCTTCATCTTGATCTGAAAATCTAATATTGGATACAGAGAATGACTCATATTATAAGGTAATCTCTTGTACTTCCATTGTCTATAATTTTCATTATAATAGTACTCTTTGATCTTACCTATGTCATGGATCAATGCAGATGCTAGTAAGTAATCATTGTTTACTACTATTCCATACGTTCTCTCTAAGATCTCTGAAATAGATAGACAAAGATCTGCTACTTCTAATAAATGTTCTAACAATCCACCTTCATTATTATGATGATAATTGATACTACCTGGAACAATTAATAGATCTTTGGAGTAGAATGACAGATATGTTCGTATGTCATTTCTAAGATCTGGATCTTTAATCAAATCAACAAAGTTCTGTAACTGTTCAGATAACATTTTGATTTAAAGAGAATACGATTCAATATTTAAGATTATTTGCTTAATGCGATAATTCGATTTATCACCTAAATCGATTTTCAAAATACAAATAAAAAAAGAATAGAATATTTCTTAAGTTCTATTAATTACATCATACTTGTATATGTGCACTTTTTAAAACAACTTTTAGTAGGACATTCAACAGTACTATATTTTAAGGGACATTCTTTCACATTCCAACCATAGTTTGGACAGAAGAATTGACACTCCTTGGGATCAGAACATGCATAAGTCATTATTAATCATCTACCATTGATAGAAAAAGATCTTTAAAAAGAATTTCATTATAGTTCAATAGACAAATCGATTTAGGGGATAAATCGATTTCTATATCTATTTTTTAATTCTTCTAAACATTTAGGACATATTAGTTTCTGATCAAAACCAGATGGATAATTATACACTGTACCATGTTTAGAACATTTGAAGGAATAATATGGTAATGGACTATTCCAATGTTCTTTCATGAAATAACCAATCCTCTTTACCATTGTTCACTCACTCTTTTTTTTTTCTTCTCTGAACAATAATTGACATAGCTTATAATATAATTGTATGAGTTCCATACCCTTATCAGTAACTTTATAGAAATACTTCTCTCTCTTTTTTGATTTACCTCTTTTAAGTATAAGTACTTTAGTGATGAAACCATTGTCTAATAGATATGTCATAACATTATTTAAAACTGGATAACAAACACCAGTCTTGTACATTATTCTAGTCTTTAATCCTTCTCCATTAGCAATGATCCTTAGAGCATCTAAGTACACTTCTAATTTACTTCTTCTAACAGATCTAATAAATGATCTTTCTTCTATCTCTAAATCTGACATTATTCAGCACCTGGATTAGAACATCTTGTACAGATAAAGTTCTCTGGTGCTTGTACTTCTCCTTTAGAGACCTTAACTAAAAGATTATAAGGTTCACTATTGAAATATTCTGTTATACTCATTTCAGAAATATTACCTAATGTAATTTCTTTCTTAAAGTCTACTGGACATATAGCAATATCTCCATTCCATCTAATACATAATCTATTATCAATATTCTTACATTTCAATGGATTCTTTGAGTTAATTATTCTCTTATAGTTGAAATTGATCTTATTAGCAATTCTATCTTCCCTTGTTAATTGTCCTGCTCTATCATCAAATTTACCTACAGCAAATTTAACTTCTTTAAGAAGATCTTGATCTTCTAGAATATCCCACCAATATCCAAAGTAAGATCTATTGTCAAAGAGAATGTATTCATTATTAATAGATTCTCCAAGTCCTCTGATAATAATTTTAGGAGAAGGATGTTCTTCTACTAACTTAAGTACTTGATCCAAGCAATGATAATAAGGAATTTTCATTGTATATTCAAATGATACTTCATTTCTACCATTAAAGGAAATGATCAATGTATAATCTCTGTCATTAAGAACTTTGAATAGTTTATCTCTGTTAGTCTTATGAATATTAAATGGATTTACAGATAGTTCTAATTTTTTATCTGGATACTTATCATAGAACATTTCTATCAAATCAAATATTCGTTTATCTAATAACGGATCATTCTGGAAATAAGGACAGAATACCTCAAAGTTAGGATATTCTTCCAGATCATCTAATATCTTCCTATACAAACTCTCTTTCATACTGCCTGGATTGTTCTTATGCCATGATTCTACGTAAGGACAAAATACACAGTTAGCATTACAAAGAGAGTTTGTTTGTACATTTATTATTTTTAAATCAACCAATCATATCACACTCCAAAACTCAATAATAAGATCCTTTTAATTTTCTTAATGCATGATTAGGTTTCCAACTATTCATTGTTTGGATAATTAGATCTACTTCTTCATCTGTCAATTCAGGATAATTAGGAGGACATACATGATTCTTACAGAATTGATCTGCATTAGGAAATGCTAATTTACTGAATCTTCCTCTAAATACTGGTTGATCATGTAATGGAATAGGATATACTTCACCAGTCATACTGATCCCATGTTTCTCCATATGATTATAAAGATCTTTTCTAAGTCCACTGATCATTACAATTGTTTTATAATTAGAAGATAAATAGAATGGTTCTATAACTTTGTATTTCTTTTGATCAAGTCCTTCAATATATCTCTTAGTTATTTCAGATCTTCTTTCAATTCTCTTATGTACTCTTTCTAACTCTGTAAGACCTAAAGCAGATTGTAACTCTGTCATTTTAAAATTACCACCTATCATTTCATGTAAATGTTTGTCCTTAGTAGTAGATCCAAATTCTCTTATACATTTGATCTTATTTGCATATTCTTCTACATTTGTAAGGATCATTCCACCTTCACCAGTAGTCATTACTTTAGTAGCAGAGAATGAAAAACAACTAAGATCTCCTAATGTACCAGCATACTGATCTTTGTACTTAGAGAAATGTGCTTGACAAGCATCTTCAATAAACAATAATCCATTCTCCTTAGTGATCTCAATTAAATAATCAATATTATTAGCAACTATTCCTCCTATATGTACACCTATAACAGCACCAGAGAATATCTCTAAAGTTTCTATATATCTTCTTACTTCTTGTGCCATAGCACCTAAATTAAAAGTATCCATATCATACAATGAGAATTGAAATCCAGATCTCTCTACTGATAATGCATCACTGATCATTGAGTTAGTAGGGATCAATACAACTTTCTTTTTAGATCCTTCTATCATTCTACAACTAAGTTCTAAAGCATCTGTACCAGATCCTACAGCAATTGCATATTTAGATCCTATCTCTTTAGCAAATCTTTCTTCAAATTCTTCTGTTAGATCTCCATTAGATATTGGTCTATCTTTAGTTAAAATGTTATCAACTAAACTATGATAATGTTCTATCTGATCTTTATCAAAATGCAATCTGAACTTAGGAATAATTGTCTTAACAATTAAGTTACTCATAGCAGATCACATATGAGGTAAATCTTTCTTATATACTGCTGGTACTCCTGCAACCATAGTATAAGGATCTACATCTTTTATTACAGAAGATCCTTCAGCTACTATAGCACCTTCTCCTATAGTTATATGAGGTCTAATGCTACATCCTATTCCTAATAATGCTAAACTCTTTACAGTAACATATCCACCTAATTTAACTCCAGGTGCTATCTGTGCATAATCTCCTATGGTACAGTCATGTTCTATATCTGCATGTGTATTGATAATTGTACCATTGCCTATTACAGAACATGTATTGATAACTGATAAAGGCATTATAAGATTACCATATCCAAGACTAATAATACTTGGAGATAATATTGCAAATGGATGTATAGCATTAATTGGATATTTACCTGTAAGTTCTATAAGTTCTTCAGTGATCGTTTTCCTCATATAATTATCTCCTGTAGCAACAAAATATGCTATGTCTTTCTGTTTCAATAATGCTAAGTTCTCTTCTGCTAAATAATCTCCTAATACTTTGTATTTTAACTGATATCTATTCTCAAGAGGTACATAGTTGTTCATAAATCCTAAGATCTGTACTTTAGTTAATTCAAATATATCTTGAGCAATCTTAGATCCAGCAGATCCACCTATTATTACAACTTTCATCTTATCATCTTTTCATTAGGATTGAAAACATCTTATTGAATATATCTTAGAAGAGACAATGATCAAAAACGATTTAGGTGATAAATCGATTTATCGCATTAAAACGATTTAGGTGATAAATCGATCTATGGTTCTAAAACAACTTTCATACAATTGTCTTCATAATTAGAAGCAATCTCAAATGCTTTATCTGCATCTTCTAATTTGAACTTATGTGTAACTAATTTCTCTATATTTACATTTTCTAGTATACGTATTACATTGTATAAAGAAAATGGAGTTCTTCTAATGAAAATGATCTTAGCACCTCTGATCCTAAATGAATGTGGATTTATACTAATGTAATCATATCTTTCATGTATTCCTAAGATTGTGAAGATAGATGGAGATTCTACATTAAATTCATTAAGATCTATTTTGTCCATACCATAACTATCAACTATAATGTTATATGATCTTTGATCATTATGCATTTCAATTCCAAAATTATCTTTAGCAAAATTATTTCTATAGTCAAGTGAATCAATGCCAAATACATGATCTGAACTAAGTCCTAAACGATTATATTGTTCTAATTTGAATTTAGCATAGATTAATGAGAGTAATCCTATTGGTCCTAATCCTATAGAAAGTATATTCGGTATGATTCTATTAGCTCTATGGAGTATTAGATCTTTGGTAAATAGTTGTTTAAGTGATTCTTCTATTGCATAAGCAGATACACATAATGGTTCAGTAATAATACCTTTTTCTGGAGATAATCTTTCTAATTTAAACAATTGTTTAGGATTTACAGATATGTATTCTACAAATGTTCCTTTAACATTAGCACCTAAGAACTTTGATTCTTTACAAAGATTTGGATATCTACGATAACATTCTAAACATTTATGACAAGATTCTAATGGATCAATATAGACTAGATCTCCTTTCTTAAAATTATCAAAGTCCTCTTGAACATATCCTATTGCTTCATGTCCTAAATACATAGGCATTTTAGATTTAAAAGATCCAAGTCCTCCATTTCTGTAATAATGAAGATCAGATCCACATATACCAGTGTATTTTATCTTTACAAGGACTTTATTAGGATCGTATGGTATTTCTTCATCTATTATTTCAATCTTCTTAATATCAGACAATACAACTCTCTTCAAATCAATCACCTAACAATACTTTCTGTAGATGATAATCACTCCATCTAGAGTAATATACTTCTGAATCCTTCTTAATATCATCCAAGAAATTATAAGATCTTACTCCACCTTCAGCACCATAATGCCACATAATAGCACCAGTATGCATACAAGTCTTAACTCCAAAGTTCTGTTCTAATGTATTTGATATTTCAGATTCTATCCTAAATGCAGATCTTGTATAACCTAACTGATCATATTTTTCAATAAAATCTGTCTTTCTAAGTAATTCTGCATTATACATTAAAGGTGCTCTTAAGAAATGTACTCTAACTATTTGTTCTGGAAATTTAAAGAGAAAAGTTGAATAATCATTCCATACTTTACCTGTTTTACCAGTCCATTTGTTAAAGTCCTTAGGTATCCAATTAACTGGAATAGTTTTTCTACCTATTGTATATAACATTCCTCCAATAGATCCTATTTCTGGATCATCTTCCATAGCAGTAATTAATTTCTCTAACACATCTTTCTCAAATACATGATCATCATCTAATTTCATTGCATATTTAGTCTTAGTTTCTGACATTACTCTCTTAGCTGCTTTAACACAACCGTAATATGTTGTAGGATGTAAGAACAATATCTTATGTCCTTGATTTCTCAATAATCTAATAGCACCTGCAAACAATGGTTCTAATAAATAGTTCTGATCAAATTCTTCTAAGATTGTAAGATCCCAATCTTGAAATGTTTGATTATAAAGAGAAATCAATAATGCACTAAGATAAGTAGGTCTATTATAAGTCCAACATTCCAATGTTAATTTAGCCAATGATCTCACAACTCCAATCTATATACATCTTCTGTCTTAGTTGATATCTTATCCCATACTTCATCTAACACTGTAACCCATTTGTTTAAAATAATATCATCCCATAAGAAATCTAATGAGAATTCTCTAGCTTTCTTTCCTTTCTCTTCTATTTTATTTGGATGATTATAAGCATCTACTATACATTCAGCAATTGATCTATAATCAGGTACACCTGTAGTAGCAATTATAGGAGTATCCAAATATAAAGCAGTCTTACATAACCATCCTCTTTCTTCATTCTCTCCTATTAGATCAGGCATTGATGAAAATCTATGTCCTATTACTGGTTTACCACATGCCATACTCTCTAATATTGGTAATCCAAATCCTTCTCTCTTGCTTGGAGATAATAGAATATCAAATGAATTATACAATAAAGCCATTTCTTCATCTGGTAGTCCTATTACTGATAGATGTGGATCTTCAAAGGCACATAGATCATATACTTTGTGATGATATGCTAATGCTTTAAGAGATACTCCTTTAGGATCTTCTGGATCTGTATGAATGAAATATCTAATATCTCTAATGTCTGGATAATTATCTTTTACATATTCTGCTGCTTGAAAGATCTCTCCCCATGCCTTTCTAGTTTCTTTATCTGAATTAGCAGCTACAATACCAATTATAAATGCATCTTTAGAAAGTCCTGTTATTTCTCTACACTTATCTTTGTCCATAGGTCTAAAGACTTTATCTACTCCATGTGGAATTATAGTAGATTCTATGTTATTCTTAGCTAATTCCTTTTGTTGAAATGGTAAGAATGCACATACTTTAGTATATTGTTTAGTTAGTTGTACAATATGTTCTGGATAATTGATATGATCCATAGGAGAGTACAATAAACTATTTCTATCCTTACTAGGAAACCATGGAAATGCCCACCAATCACTTGCTAGTACACCTAAGTTTCTTCTAAATGATTGATAGTGTTTAATGTATGATCCTTCTCCAAATGTACCCATATGCCTAGCAACTGGTAAATGAGGTACATCATTGATCATCATTACACCTCCTGGTTCTAGTCCATAATAACAAGATACTATTATATCATATCCTAATTCATGTAGTCTAGATGTAATATTCTTAGTTATATTGCCATATCCACTTCTTACATATGCAGCTACAGAATGCCAAATAATCTTTAAGTTGTCTACAGATGGATGATCTTTCTTATTAAAATTATCTAATTTCTCTTGTTCAATAAACATAGTAATCAAAACCTAATTGACTAAGTCATCTTATTATAGATTTAGAGAGAAAAAAATAGAACTTTATTTTTACTGCAAATTAGATATCTTTTTCTTGTATTCTTCTACATATTCTGCAAGATTAAAAATAGGAACTTTATTATCACTTGTTTTTACTTTGTAATAAAGTTCTGGATCTGATTCTTTTACAACATTTTCTAAGATCTTTTCTCTAGCAAATACAAATGCTGTGTTGATAGAAGATAGACTCTTAAGTTCTTCTTCAGTACATACTTCTGTACATACCCATACCTTGAAAGAGTGTCTATTATTTTCCTTCTTACTGTATAGATTTTCTTTTATTTTATCATATACACTCTTCATATCAATCACCATGAAAAGATCGATTTAGGTGATAAATCGATCTGTGAATTGTTAATAGACTGGAGGAGATCTTTCAATGATTTCAATATATTCACTACCTATTGATTTAATAATAAACCAACCAATCTTAGCATTCCATCCTTTCTGTATTAAGAATGAATTAGTTCTTTGTAATGTACCACTCATTATCAGATATCTTTGATTTCCTTTCCTTACAAATGCTGATTGATGTGTATGTCCCATATGGAGTATATTAGGTTTAGAAATTAATTCTCTCCATACTTTTTCAATCATATGTGTAACTGCTGTAGTAACAGATCCTGAACCATGGATCATCATGTAAGTATAATCTTTGTTTAATTTCAGATTAGCTACATGTCCATAATAAGAAACATTTCTACAAGTCCTAGCAACTATCTTTAATGGTTCTAATCCTACGTCTACAGATCCTTGTACTTTTTCTTCATGATTACCAGATATTAAATGAACATTACAATCTAACTTAGATAAAAGATCAGATACACCAGATATTTGATCAGATATAGAAGGTAATGATAATTCTTCTAATTCTGTAGGATATACTCCTCTTCCCTGTATTAGATCTCCTGCTATCATAATGTCTTTAATATTAAATTTCTTAGAATCTTCTACCAATTGATCAAATGCTAATTTATAAAATGATTTACTACCAAAATGAAAATCACCTGTAAGAATAATTGGAGTAGATATATCTCCCATAGATCTGTACATGTTCTCTTCATTCAATTCAGGAGATCTAACAAGGGAGTATACTCTTTCTCCATTTACAATTAATTCCTTTACATCATATCCTTTCTCTATAATTGTCCTTATGGAAGATCTAATAGATTCTTCTGATGGATTAATAAATTTCTTAGATGCTTTCTCTATAAGTTCATTTAAACTAATTGGATCAGACTTCTGTAGAATTGAAAGAACGTATTCATGTAATGTTCCAATATCTTCATCTATTTGATGTATTTTCAATCTTATCAACCTTATAACAATATACTCTTTTATCTCTTTTGGTTACTTTGATCCCATAATCGATTAGTATTCTACTCAAAGATCTCTTATAGATATCTGCATCTCTGTTAAGATCAAACTCTAAATAACAAGCATCATGATCCTTTAAGTACTCAATAATCTCTTTGGAAATATTATTGTACTTAGATTTAAAACTAAGATCCGATACATTAGCCTCTTTGATCATCAGATCACTCTTCTGGTAATCCTTCTTGTATTCTAATCCATTTCTCTAATTCTGGAGTAGGTTTAATTAAATTGTATCTAGCATATGCAGATAATCTCCTAGCAGTAGATAGAGCAATACCAGCTTCTCTTCCTTTGAATATTATTATAGGAGCTTTATTAGGATCATATCCTTTGCATTTCAATAATCTCTTGAAAATATATTCTCTGATCTGATAAGATAGACTTTCTTGGAATAGTTTAACAGTGTCAAAGAATTCTTCTCTAGCTATTTCTATATCTCCTCTATATCCTCGTTCTAATGGTTGTAAGATTAAAGATATTCCTACTCCAGATCCAGATGATTGCAGATCTGCAAAGTAGTACATTAATCTCTCAAAATTAGTTATATTAGGTGTAGGAAATGATTTGATATCTACATTATTCCTAACAGCCCATACACTGAATTGATCTGCATTAACAAGTTCATTCTTTAAAGTATCTAACTGTTGATCTGTAATATTCCTTGGATCTTCATTTTCTGATCCTACTACACCGATCAATCCAGATGATCTAAAGGCAACATTACCTACAGTATCTTCTAAGTTTAATCTGATCAATGCTGCTTTATATGATGGTTCTAATGGAGACATACCTAATTCATCTCCTGTATTGATAAATCTGAAATATGCTATTCGATCTCTACCATCATCTTTAGGACTATTAGCCTTCCATACTACTTCTCCATCTTGAATGATCTTATCCTTTCTCCATTCTATCTTAGGATAACCAATTGCTTTTATACAATAGCCTACAGGTTTAAGATCTTTGTCATATAGAATGTTACCTTGTTCATCTCTAATTAGATCTATTCCAGACTTAGGATTAATTAATGTAATTTTCTTAATATCTGATCCATCTTCTGTATATCCTAATTCTATCCATGCAGTACCATTACCTGTTACAAAAATATCAAATATTATTCCAGATAACAAATTAAGAAGATCAATATCCTTACAGAAATCTATACAAAGATTCTGAATGATCTTATTTTCTCCTTTTATAACATAAGATCCACCTAAGATCTTCTCAATATATTTCTGTACAATTCTGAATGTAAGTGAATCAATTCTAAATAAAGTCTCTAATTGACTAGCCTGTACAGTAGATCCTTTTCTCTTTTCAACTGCTAATAAAGTACTTCTAAGATTTGTAAAAGAAGTAACTGGTACTGATACTCCAGATGAAACTAGTTTATGTATTTCTCTTTCTTCTTTTTGTACTGGTTTTACTCTTTTAATGGATTTTAAGAATGACATAACAGATCAATTATTTATTCTGTTATTCGCCTTAATAAAGGATATACAATACCAGATGTTAGGAATAACTGTACAAATGTCTCTTCTGATATTCTACCAAAGAATATTAGAACTGCTAAGATCATCCAAAAAGACAATAAAGCAATTAATGCACCTTCTGTTGTTGATAAAGCTCTAGTTAATGGATTATATTCCTCTTCTACAATTGTTTCATCTTCACTCATATTAATTCAACACCTTTAATCATACTTTATCCTTAAAAACATTTCCTAGAAAATAAATGTTAAGAAAATCGATTTAGGGGATAAATCGATCTATCGCATTAATCAATTATGGGAATGATACTTGTAATAGTTCTTCAATATTCTTCCATTTACATGCTATCCAAGAAACATTTGATCCAGCAAATCTAAGTCCTACTATTTTATCATCTTCAAATAATGGACTACCAGAATCTCCTGGTATACATTTGAATGTGTCATTCTGTAATCCTATAATTACATCTTCAAACATACAATATCCTCTAGAATACTGAACTTGTACTACTCCATTTAGATCGGTATAAATTCCATCATAAGAATATCCAGAACTTCTCCCATATGACCATGGTCTAGCAACTATATCTGGATCTTTACATCCTGTAATCTCTATTCCATTTAATGTCTTTAATGAATATCCTTCTGGTATTGTAATAGAAGCACAAGATACATCTACTTTATTTGTATCTACACCAAATAAACTTCTATATATTGAATGAAGTGAATTTCTATATGGACATGTAAAACTAGTAAATTTAAGCTCTACAGATCTAATAAATTTTCCAGTATAATCTGTGTTTTTATTTCCACCATCTAAAATAGATGGTTGTATAACTGGATCTCCATAATGTGCCTTGTTTTCAAGTCCAAAACAGTGATTATTGGATAATTGAACTATCTGATCACTTGTCAGATCTCTAGCAAAGAATCCTAAAGAACAAGCACCATTACTATTTGCATTCATTGTAGAAATTCCAGGTACTAATGGTCTATACTTTAATTTTGGATCTGGATAATTACCTTCTAATGCTCTAATATCACCTATTTCAACAATATCTGTTTCATATTCCCTATTATTAATCTTAACAGTAGAAGGTACAATGTCCTTACTAGATAACATACATTTCATTTCTTTTCTAGAAACGTATATTCTGATAACTTTAGATCCTTCTATTATCTTACCATTCTTGATCTTAGGTTGAAGTACTGATGATCCACCTAGAACATTCTTTTTCTTTCTAAATTCCTTAATAACTTGAATGATCTCTTTTTCAGTCATTTACAAACTTCTCCTTTCTCTATTAATGAGTACATAATCCTAGCTTTTAATAAAGATAAAGTAGTAAATCTTACTCTGTCTTTTGACTCAATAGCAGTCTTGATTTCATTATCAGTTAGATCAAGAAATTCTTTAAGTTCTTTATTATTGAAATCTTTTTTAGTCATTAACTTATCTAAATAAAAATCAAATAAAGGTGTATCATCTCTTTTTAAAATCTTAGGTAATTCGTCTTCTATAATACTCCAGAGAAGATCTGTTTTAATTTTAATATCATTAAGACACTTTCTTTCTTCTGGTGTCATTGTATGAGATTCTACAGTTGATAATCTCTTTTCTAATTCTTTAGAGTTTATTAAAGAATATCTCCATTGAGTTGTAAGTAATGTAATAAATGAAACAGATAGTGAAGCAATTCCTAAATAAATACTTATGTCAAGACTCATATATATCATTAGAAACTAAACAAATATGTTGAATTTATTTTTAGTGTCTATTCACTCCATCCATACCATCCACATTTACTACATGATGCTGATTTATAATTAGGTAAATTGAAATGTATTGTTAACTTAGATCCACAATTAGGACAAGCATCTCCTTTAGGAAATTTATCTACTTTCTCTTTCATAATATGATCATAATATTTAATTTTATAAAGAGTGTAATAAGGCATATGATCAAGAGAATTGTATTTTCTTATCCAGAAGATTATGAGAGATTTTATGGAAAGATAGATTACAAAGATAAAGTTGTATTGGATATAGGTGCTGATTATGGATCTACTGCAGATTTCTTTTTCTGTAAAGGAGCTAGTAAGGTAATAGGAGTAGAAGGTAATAAAAGTATATTTGATCAATTAAAGAAAAATGCAGAGTATATTCCAGAACTGTTTCCAATATTTCTGTATGTAGATAACAGTAAACAAATATCTGATCTTTTAGAAGAATATAGACCTGATATAGTAAAGATTGATTGTGAAGGATGTGAGATTGTATTTTTAGATCTATCAAATGAAATATTCTCTATTCCAGAATCATACGTTGTAGAGACACATACAAGAAAGATTGAGAATGATTTTAAAAATAAATTGCTAGAGAACAATTATAAGATAATTTATTATGACAATTGGACTGGAGATGTATCTGTTATCATAGCAACACATCTATAGAACTTTGAATAAAGATCTATTTATCACCTAAATCGATCTATCGCATAAATCAGTTTATCACCTAAATCGATCTTTCAAACTACTAGACTGTTATCTTTTGCATTATTCTCTTCAAGCAATCTATCTTTAAAATAATTATAGATAAATTCCCTATGTTCTGGATCTTTGATAAATTTGATCATTTCAAAGATACAATCAATACCACCACATATGTCTTTTACTAGGCTATTATCAGTCAATGCAAATCTTATTTTGTTCTTATCACTTACATAGACAAGAAATCCTTCTAAGTTATCTGAATCGATCACTTTAGCTAATTTACTTAAACATTCCTTCCTATGTTCTGATTCTGAATATATAATTCTCTTCTTCTTTCTAACTTTCATTTCAATTCACTATATTTACATAGTTTCGATTTAATAAAATTATTACATGGACAAAGAGATTGATCACATCTAAATTTATTTTTATAAAGTTTATCAAATACATCTTGAGGCAATATCAAATCAATTTTATGTTTCTTTAATCTCTTTAACCACATTTGATATGATTTTTCTAGTACAGGATCTTTGATCTGTAAAATGTCAGTGTACCAATCAATATTTGTAAGTTTCATAAAGTCATCTACTTTATCTCTAACAGTCTTTTCTAACATTAGATCATAATCAATGTAATTTAACAAAGTATCTGGTAATTGATTATCTCTATCCCATGCAATCATCTTAGGATCTTTGTATCCTTTCTCTTGAGCAATTGTCTTTAAATGATCTGGAATATCCTTTACATAAATAGTCCAAAATCTCTTTCCTTGTACTAAGTGTAATCCTATAACATCTCTAGAAAAATTAAATGCTTTAAGATGAGATGATTGAACTTTGTAATTATCTAGATCTTTAGTTAAGTTCTGTGGAATACCTATTTGTTCTATTGGTCTATCTTTAAACGATCTTACAAAGTCTCTGATCATTTGAATCATTTCTTCCCTAGACTTATTATCAAATATTGCATTAGAGAATTTCTCTTGTATTTCAGATGATACTTCAGATGCATTTCTCCTTACGATCTCTAATCCTTTTACATCAATATTTCCATCTATCTCTTTACCAGCATATCTTTTCTTAGAAAGCATAATCAATGTATCAAACATCTTATCAAATGAAATATTAAGTGGTTTAGGATCTACATTCCATCTCTTCTGAATAAAATCTTTAATCTTATTGTTTAATATCTTCTCTAAGGCAATACAATCTTCTTTATTAGATGATTTCATTTTAACAAAAACACTATCAGTGTCAAAGTATATTACTTCTAATCCAAGTTCTTGACATATAGGAATTATACCTTCTAATTCTAATTGTCTACCAATATAAGTAATAGCAGATGCAATGTTAGGACTATACAATCTAAATGATTTAATAGTATCTTGATCACCTGCATTGCCAAATACACCATATATTGAATTAATTACACTTTTTATTCCATCAGATACTGCTTTATAGTAACTCTTCTCTTGAGAAGTAATATTTGGATCTTTAAGTAATTTTTTAAATGGATCTCTTAAAGGCATTAGTTCTTTGAGTAATTTAGGTGTCATTCCTTCTGGTTCTTTAAAGAAGAAATATTTGTCATCAATATTGTAAGTAAGATCACCAAAGTCTCTAATTGTTTGTGTTTCAAATGAAATGTTAAATGCAATTATAATATTAGGATACATAGAACTCCAATCAAATACTGCAATATTTTTATAGATTCCTGGTACAACTGGATATACTACTGCACCTTCATATTCTACTTTTTTCATAAATGTTCTTGTTGGTAATGCTATTTTATTATGACACATTCTAAGATAAGCTATATCTGCAATTCTAGTTTTGTATAAAGTATCTGATAGATTACATCCTACTGTTCTTCTAATTGATTCAAAATGAGTTATTAGATCTTTCTCTGAATCTAATCTATAAATGATCTCTACATCCCTAATATTCCTAGCTAATACTCTAACATGATCATTATTCCAGTTATCATAAACAGACTCTTCTCTGTATAATTTTTCCATATTAAGTTCTCTATGTGCTATTTCATGTAATGTTTCCCATTTAGATCCTCTAAGGAATTTCTCATAGTAAAGTGTCTGTAGATCTAAGAACTGTATTCCATGGATCTTTACTCTATGAGGAGTAACTGAACATACATTGACTCTTGAAATATCATTGATACTGATTTTTAATTTCTTCATTCTATTGAATATATAGATCCAATCAAAGTCAGAGAAAGATAAGAACAGATCTGGATTAATTGTCTTGATATATTCTTTGAACTTAGACAATAATATTTTCTCATTTTTACAAATAATCAATTGTACTTCAGATTTTTTAGTTAAGTAATTAGAAAGATCTTCATCTGTACCTTTAGTAGTAAAGATTACAAATCTCTTAGAAAATGAATCAAATGTACCTATGACTATTATTGGATCATTAAACTCTTTTGTATCTGGAATTTTATAGGAATATGTCTCAATATCAATGTATAATTTTCTATAAATTGAAGGAACATCTCTTGGAATAATGTACTTAGAATAATCGATCGATTTATCACCTAAATCGTTTTTAGGAATTGGTACATAATATAATCCAGTTCTAATATTATTATCTATCAGAAATCTTAAAGGAAATAATATATCTGCTTCCCATGTCTTGATCTTTCTCTTAGTTGCTGGATTAGTTACATTTCTATAGATCTCTACTTCGCTTGGAATCTTTGTACAGATCTTTACTAATTTATCTGAAGAATTGTAACCATAAAAATCTGTAAAGGAATATTCAAGATCTTTAAGATATCCTAATGATTCATATACACTAAGATCATTCTTAGAAATATAGAAGTATGGTTTGAATCCATAGACTGGTATGATGTAATCATTTAGATCTTTATCTCTTGTAAACAAAAGAATAACAGGTCTATCATTCTCTACAATGTACTCAGTATTGCATAAACTAAGTTCAATAGGTTTAATTGGAAGTTTATAAGGAATATTCTCTGTTTCTAATTCTATATCTGGTAATAAAGAATCATACGATTCATATGATTCCAAAATAAGATCACCTGGTTCTTCTTTTATTCCTAGATGTTTCTATTTTACAATCTCTAAACCAATTACAACCAGAACATTTCCTTAGATTTCTATAATTACCATAACATTCCTTTGGTATATGTTCTTCAATAAACTTAGAAATTTTAGAATAAGAAACAGATAGATCTTTACTTTCTATTCTACTCATTGAACCATATCCTAGTTTTGAATTCTAGTTTCTTTACCTTAGACCATTTACTTACTGGTACAAAATATCCTACAATCCTAGTTAGATAATCTAGATCATTGCTATGACAGATAGGACATTCATCAAATATTCCAATCATATTATGTCCATTATTACACAATGTAAATCCTCTATTCAAAGCATATTGTACCAGATTTGTATTTTTAATTAGTCTATTCTGTAATTTAAATCCATTGATCTCATCTAACCATCCAAGAATATTTAAATGAGATATAGATCCACCTGTAGTAACATTCTGTAATATTCCCTCTATCCTTATTCTTTCTGTTAATGGTACATCAATATTTAAAGGAACAAATTGACTGGAATAGAAACTCTTAGTTGCTTTATCTGGATAGAAGATCTTATCTTTCCTAGCTAATGATCCAGATGCTGATTCTGCTGGTACTTCTTCAATATTGTACATACATTGATCATCTTGAGAGAACTTAATTGATAGATCTTTGAGCAATGTAATAGCATTTAGAATATTCTTTAATCCATCATTATCTAAGATAGAAGATCCCATATAATCTACAGCATCTGGTACACCAGTAAATCCAATTGTAGAGAAGAAATTCTTTTTTAGATCTAAGATCTTTGTCTTAAAGAAATCATGATATTTTAATCTCCTATCATTGAGAATATCCTTTCTATGTACTAATAGTAGTTCTCTAACTTCATTAGCTCTTTCTTCTAAGATCCTATAGAATTCATTCCAATCTCCATTAGACTCTAAGGCTATCCTTGGTAAATTGATCGTAATTACTGCATGAGATCCTAAAGTAAGATAACTACCAAATGTATTGTTTATTTGGATCTTTAGCATATCTTCCAATCTAAGATTTAATCTACAGCACATATTCAGTACTTTGAGATCTTGATCCATATTTCTCATAAAATTAAGAAAACAAAGATCCTTATTCAAAAATAAGATCTCTTTGTATGCATCTGGATATTCCTTTTCCATAGATGGATCAACTACAAATGTAGTAATTGGAAATCTGTAAGGTATATTTAGTCTGTTACCATCTAATCCTATTTGTCCTTTAGACATTAATCGTAAGTATATTAACTGATTTTTTATAATCTCCTCAACTAGATCTTCTACTGTAAATCCATCCCATTCATATCCATTGAACATTCCTCTAATTGTATTTGGACATAGTATTGATACATTTGTAAAAGGAGATTGTCCAGATATTCTCTCTTCATCTGATACTCCATGTATTAATAATTGAAAATCATTTTCTCTATTCTTATCTGAGTACGATCTATCTTGAATTGTAAAATAAGAATAATTGACAAAGAAATCTGTTAATGCAGTAGCACCTGCAAATAGATTAGCTGCTTTCTGGATCATTCTAATACATAGATTAGTAAAACTAGTAGGTCTTTTAGGTGGTAGAGTAGGTAGATCTGAATATTGCATTTTACCTGTTAATATAGGAGTAGTAGATACACCAACACAATAAGGCAATGAGAATAATGTTGAATTATGAATGTATAATCTTCCTTTAAGTACATCTTCTATATCTTTATCTCCATTAAATCCTCTTCTATTTGCATATTTCCTGTACAGATGATAACAAGATAATTTCTCTATTGGATTATTTACTTCTGCTATTTGATTAACAAAACTCTTATTGTCTCCTACATTGCCTAGATTTGCATTTGGACTAATAGTAAATTCATCTATAGGTTTAGACCAGTATTTCTTTCTTAGAGAGAATGGATCAATATCCTGAATACCTTCTATTTTAATTAGATCGAAATTGATCTTATCAAGGAAATTACCAAAGTCCTGATCATAGATTTTGACCAGTGATCTGAATTTACTTTCTTCATTCATCCAAGAACACCTTAAACAAAAGAAAATATTCTAAACGGATATTAGAAAGTTCTCTTGTAAGAATATTGAAAAAAACAATAAAGATCAGATCATTAATTGACTTTAGAAAGAAATTATCGATTTATCACCTAAATCGATCTTTAGAAAACATCTACCATTTTAGATATTGCCTTTAATGTAATTGATAATTCTCTAGCTTTGAACTTACTGATATTTCCTTTAAAGATGTATTTCTGTATGAACAATGTTAAAGCAGGTATTTCCCATTTACTTATAGAATGTATTGCATTATGCTTATGAAAGAAAGAAATAACATTCAAAAGATCTATGTAATTTGCTGTAAAGATCTTTGGATTAAGATTCTCTTTCTCTCTAGATCTTGGTCTAAATATTAATCCATTTTTATCAATTACCAGTTCTCTTACTTCAAGATCAAAGATCTTTACCATCTAAGACACCTGATGAGTTCAGATCATTATATTCCTCTTGGGATAGATTGAACTTACCTAAATAGAATCCATTCATTAAAGCATTTATTGTCTTAAATCTGTCCCATCCTCTCTTTCTGATCTTATCCTTCCATTTATTACCCCATTTCTTATAAACGTAATAGTTCCATAGTTCATAATCATCCTTATTTTCTGCTACTGTAGTATCTTTCTTTTCTACTTTCATACCAGATACAATATCTTTAATGTATTCATCCCTTTCTCTGCTAGTAAGTTTAGAAAAGTATTTTAGTTCTTCTTTAGATTCTTCTGGAGTAAGACCAATTGTTTTAACTGCTCTATTAAATGTTCTACGATCTCTTTCAGAAAGGCTCTTGTAAGATTCTATAGCTTCTAGATCATTGTCTGGTATAATTTCCTTAGGTGCATTGATCTGAACTAACCAATTATTTATTTGTGATATTGATACACCTAATGCTTCTGATATAACTTTTAAAGAAATACCTTTCTTAAGTAATTTGTCTAATAACTTAGCTCTCTCTAAAGGAGTATTTTCCTCTTTCATATTGTAAAGTAAACTATCTAATGCTTTCTTAGTCTCATCTCCATTATAGTTCTTATGTATTACTGGAATCTTAAGTCCATATTTAATAGCTATTTTCCATCTTCTTAGACCATCTATGATCTCTTTATTTTCATCAGAGATCAATGGATTAATGAAACCGTAATTGATTATAGAATCTGTAAGTGAAGCTATATTTCTCTCTTGATCTTCTACTCTTGCATTCCATTTACTAATTGTATAGTCTCTAGGATCAACAATCATTACTTGATCAAATTTTATCTGATCTATAGGAATACTCTCAACGTCTTCAGAGACTTTCTGTAAATGAACCATTAGATAGATCACCTTATAGTGTTTCTTCTTCTATAGGACAATAACCATTAGCAACTATCATATATCTTGAATTATCTTCTTCAGATGAGAATTTATCTACTCTTCCTACAAAGATCACTCTAGAATCTAATCCAAACTTTAATGGTATTTCTGAATTTATATAACAAGGTATAGGTGCTGTATCGAATATTTGATCTGGTTCTAATAACCATAAAGTTCTATTCCCAGTTCTTGGATCTGGATCTAAGCCTATAGATGCTACATTTGCTTCTATCAATATTGGAAGTGTTCTATCAGATGAGTAGAGATCATATAATGTTGGTACGTCAGATAATGTGAATACACTCCAAGATGTTTTATTAAGTATTTCTCTAATACCTGTGATCTTAATTGGTTCTATTTCTTTGAATATATTCTCAGCACTGTAGATCGAATTAAGATCTAGAAATGGAACTTTCTTATCTCTCTTAGCATTTGCTCTGAATTGTACAAATGTTCCTACTTCTGGTACTTTAATTGTATCGATATTATCTCCTACTATATTTAGTCTAAAGAATGATATATTCTCTGGAATTATAGAAGTTCCTTTATTACAGATACCAAATACTGATCTAGCTAATGATCTCTCTCCTTCTGGAAATGGTTTACCATAATTAGGATTATCATCTCTACCAAAATTGATCTTCTTTCTTGTATCTAAAGGAGTACCAGATCTATCTGTTAATCCACTTGATATTGCCTTAAATGAATCGGTCTTAAAGACATATTCTGCTTTTCTCTTCATTATTTCTATAAAGTCTACAATCCCTGTATCTCCCCAGATCTGTCCAGTATAATGATCTGCAGAAGAGAATACTGATTCTTCTCTTGCTAAGATCCCTATGAATCTATTATATGCTTTCTTCCAAACTATCTTATTATCAGAATCCTTAGAGATCTGTCTTATTTCCTTATATGTCCCTTCAAGCAAAGAGACAAGATCTTCTTTACTTCTACCTAACTTATCTACGAGTTTATCTATCTTATCTTCAAACTCTTTTGGTATAGTCATATTGACCAACCCTAACACATTAAAACATCTTTAAAAGTATTATTGCGGACAATCGATTTATCACCTAAATCGATCTAGGAATTTAGGATTTCATAGATCAACTTAGATCTACTTTCTCCTACATTCCTAAAATTATTCTTTATTTCTTCTGGAGTCATTTCAGATAATTGATGAATAGAGATCTTCTTTTCTAAAAGGATCTTACAACCACTTGATCCAATTCCAGGTAATTGACTAAAGATATTCCATTTGTAATCATCTATGTTATTTGCTTTCCTTTTAATAGCTGGTTTCTTAGATTCATGAGATGTCTGTCTATAATAAAGATCTGAAAGGAATGTAATGAATTGATTCTTATCTTTCAATGTAATAACAGAAACTCTACTGTATGAATTAACGATAGTAGAGATTGTTGATATGATTGTCTGTTCTCTTCTCATTAATTCATCTTTGGATATAACCTTTCTAACTACTCTATTATTGATCTTGATCCATTTTTGTCTAGGAGGTAGATTACCGTATACGATTAACAATGGCTTATGATCAAGATCGTTGTTCATTTCATTCATCTGTCTAAATAGTCTACCATCAAATATAGAATTAAGAAAATCTCTACTATCTTTCCTTTCTATAATAAATTCTCCACATACATAATCAGATATTTCTAATTTAGATACCTCTACTGGTACTCCCATAATCTTCAATTGTTCTACAAAATCTGATGGTTCATTAGAATCTACAATTATATTCAATTAAACACCTTCTAAAAAATTAGATAAAGATCAATCTGGGAAATAGAACTTAGAATTACAATATTCACAAATAAATCCTATTGCTTTAGATATATCTTGTTCATAGGAAATAACATTAGAATAATCAATGATCTTTCTAGGAACAAATACTACCTTATTGCAATTAGGACATCGTAATATATCCATTTTTATTTCAGCTAATTTAATCCATCTCTGATCCATATTATTTGACATGTCATCACCGAACAAAAGGTAACAATAATTCTATGTTACATTTAGGACATCTATAGCTTACAGACTTAGAAATATCTGGATATTTTTCTAAATTATTTTGATGTGAGATCTTTACAGGTACAAAGATAATATTATTGCACTCTGGACATTCTAAGATATAGATCAATTCTTCTCCTAACTTAATCCATTCTTTAGACAATTATCCTTTACCTCTCTTAGCTTCTATATCACATACTCCTGATTGATCAATTCTAAATAGAGCTGATCCAGGAGGTAGATAAGAAGAATCTATTAGTTCTGCTTCCCATATACTATCTGCTTTAGATTTCTTTCTTAATGCAATCCATGTTTGTACTCCATGTTTAATTACATGTCCACCATACATTGCCTCTTCAGATGCTTCTTGCATTTGTGTTAATCTCATTCTAGATTCATCTGGAATACCCATTACTTGAACAGTTATTAGTACAGCTAGATTATACTTTGCTGCTAATGATTGTAAGTATCCTATATGTCTACCAGTCTCTTGAGATCTAGCTGGAAACATCTCTCTTCTTGGATAGAATTCTCTAAATCTAGGAGAGAATGAATCTACTACTATTAATCCAAAGTCCTTTCCTTTAGATAATTCTCCATTGATCCTTTCATATGCTAAGAATTGATGATTAGGAGACACTATAAACTTAGATGGAATTACAAACATATCTTCTTTAAGATCAACAGATACATGTCTAGCAGATGCTATTTCTAAGATCCTATCTTCTTTAAATGTACCTGGTTCTGTTTCTATCCATGCTACTTTTCTACCAGATTCTATACAAGACACTGCTACACTCTTTGCTATCTGTGTTTTACCTACACTAAATGGTCCTCTAAGTCCTGTAATTTCATTAGTAGCTATACCTCCTCCTATTAAATGATCTAATGCCAAAGATCCAGTTGAATATCTGATCACTTTCTTTGTTATTTCTTCTTGTACTTCTTCTAAACTCATTAATCTAAGTGCTTCATCTAATGCTATTTCTTTAGCAGAATTAATTGCTTCTACTGCTGCTTTTTTAGTGATCCTAAGTATATCTGCTAATTCTTCTGGTCTAAGTACTGCTAATGCTGGTAGATCTTTAATTCCTTCTTCTATTAATTTCTCTGCACTTTTAGGTCCTATACCTCTAGCTAATGTAAGATCATTTAGATCTTTTTGCTTATCCATTTCTATTCACCTTATGATTGAACAATTTCTTTACTAAGGCAATATGAGAACATAGATGATGTTTAGCTTCCATAGTTCCTACTTGACAAGAACACTTAAGATATTTTGAATGAGGATCTGCCCATACATAGACTTCATCTCCTTCTGGTGTTAGAATATAGAATGTTCTTTCAGATGTTTTTTCTATTGTGTACCCTTTATACTCTTTTCTATTAACATTTCCAACCATAATCTCAGATCCTCCTCATAATATTTCTTAAGTTCAGTTAATGTTAGATCTTTACGAACTATTTCAATAGATTCATCAAATGAAACATCTAAGTTAGATGCAAATATCGGAATAAGAGAAGATCTCTTTCTGATCTCAAATCTTGAATCAAAGAATAATTTAAATTCTGGAAATTGTTCACATAATTCATTAATTACTTCTTCTATATCACTCATCCTTGATCTCAAACTCCTTTACTTTAAAACATTTATTGAAATTATTACAGAAACTAGATTCGTATTCTGAATGTAAGATCTCTGATACATGAGCTAATAGTTCATCTTTATACACTTCAATGACAGAATCACTACCTTTCTTTCTTTCATCAAAGAGAATATATATTTTCAAAGATCGTACTCTCCTTACAATCCTTTGAATTGTTTTCTAAGATCTAATAGGAAATCATTAACTGTTTTATTGCTAAGATCTCCACCAACATAACCTGCATGTCCACCTAGATTCCAACCTAATGGGATCATTTTATCTAATAATAAATATGCTAGATCTCCTCTAACAGATATTTCACCAGTCTTATAGTTAATTGCTATTACAGTTTTCTTAACATTAGGTTGTAAACTGCTAGCTATTCTAGATGCTATTTTAAATTGTGATTCAAATGGTATTATTAGGAATTGACTGATCTCTATTGTATTCCTTCTTGCTTTCTTATCCCTACCAAATTCACCTATAATACGATCATATTCTTGGTTAAGGATTTCTTGATCTTCTTTAAATGTAGGATGTGAAATAACATCATCTGGTGTCTTACAAGTCTTAAGGATCTTATATGCTGTATATGGATTACCTACTCTACAAGTAGCATTTATTGGTGATGATAAGAGAGTATAAAGAGGATATTCATACATGTTTAATTTACCATATGACTCATAGATAGATCCTCTCATCTCTAATAGAGTAGGATGATCATTCCATATCTCTGCTGGTGTTACAGATGGTTGTCCATCTCCTACTAAAGATCCTACTGTTAACCAAGAATACTCTGTAGGAATATATTTCTTGAATAGTTCATAGACTATCAGACCTGTAGGATAAATGTCCCATATTAGAGTATATTTCATATCTGTCTGATCATGAGGATGATGATCTATTATTATTCCATCCCAATCTTTGTCTAATGGAGATCCAAGATCCAAAGCTATTTGACTTTCTGAATAATCTCCAAACTTATCTGGAAATGAAATGTTTCCTATATCTATAACCTTACTTAATAGTACTGCTGAGTATACTCCATCTGCATCATGATGAGATGCTACGTTTATAGATCCAAGTTTCTTAAGATGTTCTAAGATCTTTTCCTTATCTATTCCTATACATAACATTTCTTTAACCACCTCCTTAGAAGTAATCTCATGTTTATTTATGTTTCTAATAAAACTGACTAAAGACTTAGATTGTTTTTAGATAATTGATCTCAGAATCGATTTAGGGGATAAATCGATTTTTAATAGATTTGATTCATTGAATTACTTGCATTACATTATTGTTTATGATCGATAGTTGTTCCTCTAAGAATTTCTTTAGTTGTTCTATGTTTTCAAAAAACAAATTGATCTGTGTATTCTTTAGGTAAATGTTTAGTACAGCAAATGTATATTTCCCTTCTTTTGCATTAGTAAATACCTTGATCTCTGTATCTTTTAAGTTCTCCATAAAAACACTTATGTTCATATCCATAATATCACCTCCTTTCCTTATGGACAATGATAAATGAAATGAAAAACAATTAATAAAATAAAAAAAAATAAAAAAAATATGGAACTTAAGGAGATTCTCCTTTCACTATAATTGTAAATGAAAATGTAGTAACATCTTTAATGCTTTCTGATACAGATAATGTAAACTTAGCAAGTACTATTTGATTTGGATTAATAACTGCATTTTGTTTATCCCATGTTAAGATCATGTACTGATTAGCAACAGGTGGATTCCAGTCAGATGTACCAATAGATAATGTTACTTGAGAATTACCTACATTCTTTATCCATGCATATATTGATGTACTAGTTCCTGGAGATAATGATCCCCAATTAATAGAGCTTAATGGAACATAGTTGTTATTAACTAATTCATATTGATATACTTCTACTCCAACTGTCTTTACTTTACCTACTGCAATTATTTGAACAGTAGATAGGTATACTCCTGCTATTGTAACTACAGATATTGGAAGAACTAGAGCAAGTAGTACAAATAATCTTGATACTCTTTCTCTGATTATTTTCTTTTTTACCAAACAACCACCATAAGATCCTTTTAATTATGTAGATTAATAGATCAAGGACTCTGAAAAGAACCTATAAACTCTATTTCAAATGTAAAGTCATCAATATCTGGTATTACACTAGAGATATCAAATGTCATTAATAATTGTATTACACTTCCAGGATTCAATATTGTACCAGATGTATAATCTGTAGAGAAAACAATTGATCCATCTACTGGAGGATTCCAATTAACTGAATTGATCTCTAATTGCATTGGTACATTTCCTGTATTCTTAACATAACATGGAATAACTTTAGATGATGGTGCTGTTAGAACACCTAGATCTATATTTGTTAAAGGAGTTGTCAATGAACTATCTGAATAGATCTCAAAGTCTGGTCTAAAGAACTTACCTTTTCCTATTACAACCTTTCTAATATTTCCTGACATATTATTTCAACTACAGAGATGCTTTAACAAATATTTAACAATTGTCTAAAAGTTTATTGATCTTGAGATTAAAGAACAATTATTTAATTAAATGCCACTTTCCTGATAGCAATTTTTAGGAAGATCCAATAAAATTTTATTGATAAAAATAAAAAAAAAGAAAGGAATTGATTTTAAGGATCTTCTTCTTCTTCTACTATTTCCTTTACAGTTATAGAGGTATCATCTATAGAAACATAGAGGTTAATATGTATTTCAAACTTAGTTAGATCGAAATTATATTTGTCAAAACATTCAAAGATCTGTCTTTTAGTTCTAAGTAAGGTCTTTAGAATATCTATTCTTAGATTCTCTTCTTCTCTGTACATATCTTCTATCTCCTTTCTAGCTTCTTTTTCCTTAGGATCTTCAATCAGATCTTTAATTTGATCTCTAAACTTATCTGAGTCAGTATCTTTATTCATACAATAATCACTCTACGATAATTAACTAAAGGAAGATTAAAGACAAATCATTTCCTTAGCTTAAAGATCAGAAAATAAGTATGCATAATAACTGAACAAGGTCTATTCTTTACCTGAAATGCTGTAGGAGATATTCTATGATGAATGAATACAAAAAGATCTATAATTTCGAAATTTGTTAGTTTATTTATCCAAGTATAATGATGTGGATAGAATCTTCTTTCTTTAGTTTGATATTGATCAGCACATTTAACAATTAATTTACCATCATCTTTTAGCCAAGATGGGAATAGAATATTTGCTATGTTCATAAATTCTAAAAGATCATTGTAATTTTGTACATAATCTCCATAATCATCTCTTCTTGGATCTTTTGAATTAGCATATCCAAAGAAATAAGGTGGATCATAAACTATTCCATCAAGATTATGATCAAATTGTAAAGATCTGATATCTAATACAATTTCTTGACCATAGTCCTTAAGATCTGAGAATATTACTTTATAATATTCTTGTAGTTCTGAATTATCTTTCATATATTCTTCCCATAGATATCTCTTACCACAAGTAGGATCAAGTATGATCCTTTCCTTAGATGGTGGAATATGAAAAGATAATATTTCCTTAAAGAATTCTCCTAATCTTTTATTTCCATTATGTGAAATAGGATATTTAGACAAATGTAATTCACTTAGTTCTGTATTGGTATTTTATTATCTCTATGGTATATCCAATGATCAGAATTACAATTGAAAATAGTGCAAGAATTAATGGTACAAGTAAAATTATCTGATTTAAATAAACTTTTAGACATATGATTACAAAGGATATTACCAAACACAATATGAAAACAGTTAGTATTCCACATCCTACAGTTATAAATTCCATTTCCTGATCACTCAAATCTTTGTTATCTTAATTTATGATTTAATGATCTTTATGATTAATTCCTTTTCCAACGACTGAATGGTGCTATAATACTAAGGATATAAACTAAAATTATAAAGATTGTAAATGGATCATTTAAGTTCATATTGATCAACTACTCCCTGTTTAATTGCTAAATCAATTATTTCTTTTGTCTTCTTTAATCCTTTAGATCCTTCTATTTTACAATAGATCTTAGTAAAGTTGCTATCGATTATAAGTAGAGTAGGAACTATATCGATCTTATAGAATTTCCTAATGAATTCCTCTTCTTCATCTATGTGGATCTGTAGTTCTTTAAAAGTAATTTCTGGATAAAGTTCTATTAATTTCCTAAATGTCTTTCTAGCAAAATCACATAATGGACATCCTTCTTTTGTGATCAATAAACCTATAATTTCAGTCATTTTAGATCTATCTCCTTATGCAAATCATTAACAATCTAATTAACATTTTTATGCAATTATCGATTTATCCCCTAAATCGATTTTTCCTATAGATCTTCATCTTTAAAGATCTGTCCTTCTGAAATAATTATATCACCTAAACTAATTGTCTTTCTTTTCTGGATCAATGCAACTCTCTCAGAATTCTTTATCAATTTCTCTAGAACTACATCCATTAATCTAATTATTTCTGGATAACATTCATGACTCACATTTAATTTAGTAATTGATTTGATTTTCTTCTTAATGCTGTGTTTAGATATAATTACAGACATATCAATCAACTTTTGAAAATATTAAAATTAAACGAAAAATCTTTTCCTGTTTTAGTAGAAATATCAGTAATGTAATTCTTCTTAGCAAGATCTAATTTAATTAATCCTTTACTTTTCCTAGATGTAAACAATGAAATAGAATTCCAATTAGGATCTCTAAACGAATATTCTTCTAAGATATTTAGATCTTCTATTCCATCATCTCCTACAAATTTACGTATAATTGATTGATCATAAGGAGAAGTAGGAGAAGATCTCCATATACCTATATCGATAGAAGATCTAATTTCCTTTTGTAATGTATGAAATCTATGAGTATTGAAGATCGTAATAATGTAACCATTTTTATTTCCTGTTTTGTCTTTATACAAATGTCTAATCCTAAAATATTTTTTAAGAAAAGATTTGTCAATAGATTCTACAGTTGCATCATCAAAGATAAGAATTTGTACAAGTTTATTATCAATTCCATCACTTAAGATCTTATAAGGAGATCCAGATGTATTAACAACTGCATTTACATTATCTTCTCCATAATATTCTACTGCTTTCTCTACAATAGATCTAATTGTTTCTGTCTTTCCTGATCCAATCTTACCATACTGAACAACATTTTGAGCAATAACATAATTTGGTTCATAATTACTTTGAATATCTAAGGAATAACATATTCTTTCCTTGCTAAGGAAAATAATTTCAAAAAATCTATCATTTCTAAATTTTAAATTAAACAATTGTTATCGTTCTCCATAAAAGATACGATAACAATACGATTGATCATAATTAAGATCACCTTTCATTAATTAAAGAAAATAAAAAAATATGGAAACGTTATAGATCAGGTAAATCTTTATCCCATTTACCATGATCTACAAGAACAAATACTTCAGATCCTTCTAGAGATTTTAGATCTCGATAAAGTTCTTTTTGTTTAATAGTATTTTTCTTTCTAATGCATAGCACTAATTCTCCGTAATTGCTTATATAAACAGATTCTAAAGAACCATAGATCTTTATTGGTAACAATTCTTTAAAATATCTACCATACAATTCCATCTACTCCATAGAAATAATTGCATTCATAAACACTAGGTTTATCTTTCTTAGGACAAGTATTTGAAAAATATGGACAAGAAAAGTATGAATCTTCCATACATTTTGATTGATCTTTTAATGGACAATTTTCTTTAGGAGAAACATATCTAGGTTCATAGTAATTTCTATAAACGTATTCATATTCTCGTTTCTTTAGATGAGATTTTACATTATCTAAAAATTCTTTATCTACATTCTGTACTATTTCTACTTTTGCATCTAATATTACATAACGATTACATTGTGTTTTTGTTCTAACAACTCCTAAATATTCTCCAGTACCGTTTATCGTAAGACTAAATGCATTATTTGAATTTACATAATCTTGATCAGTTTTAGAGAAGAACTTAGAACTAGTAAATTGATGTGCATGTATTACTCCAACATCTCCTTCAATTGGTTGTATATCTGTAACTGATGTACCTGATACTGTTTGATCAGGTATAACTATATCAGTAACTGTATAAGTAACTTTCTTATCATTCTCTTCCTTGTTGTATTTTAAGTAAAGTAGCCATTCAGTATCAATGTTCTTAACAAGCATTTTGAGTTTCTGATCGATCTCTGAAGGTATCTGAATTATTTGTTCTCTATCATCACATACTCCACATGATTTTATTACTAAGTTTTCTACATGCCATTCATCCATCTAAGAAATCTCCTTTTAATGGACATTCTATTTCTGGAAATATACTTGGATAATCTTCATTTAGTTCACAAGTACCATAGTATGTATCAAGATGTGGACATATTACTGATCCTTTATGATTCATTTCATAGTGTAAACATTCCAATACGATCACCTCCATTTATTTCTTAATTTGATTTTTCATCATTAGATCAATTACCTCTTTTAGATCTAGAGATAGATCTATTTCTCTGTTGGATATACCAAGATCAAATATTAGTAAAGCTATTAGTGAAACAAATACAGGTGTAATTACATAAGAAGGTACTATAGAATATCTAGAATTAGATTGTTGATCATCAGACCATAATGAATCTTGTTCTTTATTAGTAATTGTAAAATGTCTACCATCATATCCTAATCGGATAAAACTAAGATCTTTTTTCTTGCAGTAATTAATGATCATGTTTTGCGATTCTATAGTATCTGTACAAATAAAGACTGTTCCTTCTATTTGATCTACATTAAATTCATCTACATTAGGAAATGTAAGAACAACAGTATCTGGTCTAATACGAGATATATAATCTCTACAGAATCTAGTCTTTAGTTTACCAATATCTTCATCAGTACAAGGTATTCTATTTTGATTTACTTTTTCTAGTACATCTGAATCAAATAAAATTAGTTTCTTAGTACCTAACATTGCTGATAAAGTAGCTATATGAAATCCTATTCCACCTACACCTATTACTGATATTGTATCTGGAACTTTAACATTTAATGATCTTTGTCGATCATAAATAAGATGATCATTTAAGACCATAACTCATCAACTACCTTTGGTTTAACTAATTTCATAAGTTCTTCAGTAGGATTAAGAGATCTACTTGCTATGTATATTGGTTCTAAGTTATTTGGTGGATTACTTCCTAATGATTTTGGATTAACTATGGAAAACAGTTTTTGTAGATCATCTCTTGTTTTAATTACTGTTTCTAAAGGATTATCTAAGTCCAAAAGATCAAAAACATATGTACCTGTACATACATTTAATAGTCTTTCACGAGTTAGTGAATGTG